GCACCTCTGTTCGTGTTCAAGTAAGGAGAAACACCATGGACATGCTCGTACAATACACCCCAGTCGCTGAGCTCTCGGAAGACCAGAAGAAGCGGCTGAACACCACCCCACTGAGCTCGGTCAAGTCCGGCTTCGTGACAATTGACGGCAAGGTCGTCAGCGTCTCCGAGCTCCGTGGCACGTCACAGCCAAGTGTGAAGCAGAACCTGTTCGGCTGATGACGCACAGCCCGTTTCACGTCGTCGAGAACCTCATTAGCCCGCTGCAGTGCGAACAAATCGTGCAGCAGCTCGGGCTAAGCCGTCCTGACTATGCGGAAGACGGGCAGCCCATAAAGCACGAGCGGCTCCTGCCGTCCGATGTCTCTGGCTTGATCCTCTCAGAGCTCGACGCGATCGCTCCACTGATCGAGAAACGGTACGGCGGCACGCTGCAAGGCGATCCATCGCTGTTGTTCCAGCAGTACTTCGAGAATCCAAAGGCACCAGCTGAGGCTCGCTGGGCCGAAGGTTGGAAGTACCTGCGTAAGAAGTGGACCAAGGTCAAGGACATCGACCTGGTCGGTTTCATCTGGCTCAAGGACTTCCACAACTCAGTTCCGCTGGACCCTCGGTTCGAGGTGTACGGCGGCAAGCTCGAGTTCTGGACGCACAACTTCAGCCTCACTCCAGTTCGAGGCACGCTGGCCCTGTTCCCAGCCACGCCTCACTTCGAGACTGCGATGTCGCATGTGATGCTCGGCCAGCTCGAGCAGATCCGTGTAACGATGAAGCTCACGAAGCACGGTGGGCCGTGGACGTACGCCCCAACGAACTTCCCAGGCTCGTACAAAGATTGGTTTATTCCCGAAGAGTGATGTACAAACCATCGGGATCAGCGTACAATCACCCTACAACTTCTGGAGCCTCTAATGTCGATCGCCAGCACCCTCTTCGTTCGTGTTGTCAATGCTGATCGTGGCCGTGGTCACATGCTCCTTGTTGGTTGGGACGCCAAGGTCGTTCAAGCCACTGCCGTCCAGCTCATCACCCTCTCCGCTGTGACCCGCACCCTGCTCGATTCCACCATCGCTCGCGTCAAGGCCACGTACTCCGCTTCCGAAGTGCGCGACGTCACGGCCGACGGCATCAAGCGCCAGCTCCGCGCTCTCTTCGGTGAACCGAAAGACGGCGAAGCCAAGACCGAAGAAGCTGCCGCCTAAGCGTACATCTGCCAGCTCCCAACGGAGCTGGAGTCGCCAACCCACTCGAAGACCTTGTTGTACTCGCCCAGCGAGCCATCGTCTTTCTCCGAGTAGTTCAAGTGCACCAGGACCCGATCGGGTCCTGTGTCGATTCCAACTGGAGCGATGGGCAATCCATCGCCGCCCCGCAACCTGGCAGGACCGAAGGGCTTCAGGAACAGCGCGTCTGACCCGGCATCCTGCTTGTCCTCTCCCGGGATCGGGGGGCCGATCGGAACTGGCGGGGTCGTGCTTGTGCCTGGCGTCGTGTTCTGGTACCCACGCACCGGCATCCTGACGAAGCTAGTCGGATCGGCGTTCACGGCGGCCCTCAGGGCATTCGGATTCCAGCCTGATAGGCTAATCATCGAGTTCGGTTCGTTGACGCTGAGTGGCACCAGGGTGTACCGGCGGGTGCGTGGTCGCAGGTACAGGACGTCACTTGCTCCGAAGTCGGTCGGACCGGCTGAGAGCTTGAACGAGACGCCAGGCGAGCTGAACATCCGATCCTTCAGGACGACGCCGAGATCAGCGAGCAGCGTCTCTCCGCCGCCTATCTGCCACCTAATACCGTAGAGTTCGGCGCGCACCTCACCTCCCACCTTCTTCACACGAATCTCCTGGTTCCAGTCCAGCGTCAGCTCGTACAGCTTGACCGTCGGGATCGGGAAGTTCGCGCTCAGCATCTCATCCGGCTTGAGCACCAAGTTCTGCTCGACGAAAATTGCTTGCTTGGGCAGGTTCGCGTCCTCGACGATGCGCAGCTCGATCAGGTTCGCTTGCTCACCGCGATCGTACGAGCGGTAGTACGACTCGTTTGTCAGACGAGCCCGAGTGCTGTTCCGTGTCGGCAACCGAGGAAGCCCGGCCTGTGGCCACGGTGGCGTGAATGCGTACGCTTTTTTGACGTTTCTCATTGCTCGATCGACACGTCGCCAGAGCTTGAGGCCGCCGCCCCACCATGAACCACTTTGCCACACTTGTGCGGCGCGATGGACGACCCGATCAGCGTCACGACCGAGTTGTTCACGAACACGGTGCTGGAGAAGCCGCCGACGAATGAGGTGCCTGGAAAGCACCCATGCCCGGTGACGGCATTCATCGACTGGGTACTGATTGGGATGCCGTTAGCGAACACGTTAGCCGACCCTGCGGCTGCACTTGAGCCGCAGGATACCGAGTCTCCAATCCTGACAACATTCCCCATGGCAACCCTTAGAATGGTGGAAGAGACTTGACGTAAGCCAAGCATTTGGCGGCTCGATTGAGCCACCCTTGGGTGAACTCTGGTCGCGGAATGGCCTTGATGAACGCGACACGTGCCTCGTACAAGACCTGACACTGAGCCAGCTGCGCGGCGTACGGATCGGTAAAGGCTGATGTGAGCCCAGAGTTTTGGTACATCTTCCTAGCGTTTCCATCGCCATGCAGGTAGTTCATGTCGAAAAGCATGATCCCAATGAGCTGCCCTTTGCTGCCACAGGGGGCCTTAGGACTTTGCCAGTAGTTGTTGAACCCCGTGTTCTTAGCGGTAACATAATCCACAGTCGTGACCTTGATTCTTGGATTGGGCTTCTGAGCAATGCCAAACTTTGTCTCGCCTCCTGGAAAGTTCGGTGCGTTCACATACCCCGTCTTGTGCCGTTGAGCCGAAGTTTCGATCGCGCCAGCGTCCACATCTGGATCGCCTGGTGAGTACTGCGGTTGGGTCATCCACCACGAGCCGACCTCTTGGGTCATCGTGAAGTACCACGCGAGCTCGAATGGATCGGTCGTGGCTGGTGTTGGGTCAGTTGTCTCGGCTGGATCAGCGACCGGGTACGCTGGACCAAACGCCTTGCACGAGTCCTGCCGCGCCTGAACTTCGGTGGCGCTCAGCGAGGCGCCAGAGTTCTGCGAGGTCAGTGAGGTTGGATCAGCGTCGCCGTTCGCCAGCGTCTTGCCGGCCACAAGCAGTTGGCCGTTGATCAGTGGTTCAGGGTCGATGAACTTGCCGTCTGGCAGCTTGACCTCGAAGTGCAGGTGATTTCCAGTGCTGGAGCCAGTAGTGCCTTCCAAGCCAAGCTTCTGGCCGGCGATCAGCTTCTGGCCGACCGCCACGTACACCTTGTTCAGGTGATTGTACGTGGTAGTGCACAGGTGCTTGCCAGTCGAGGTGATGTGCTTCACGTGCACACGAATGCCGTACCCAGTGCTTGGGTTCCCGCCAGCAAGAACGACCTCACCGTCAGCCGAGCACACCACGTCCTTGACCGAGCGGTCAGCCATCTTCATGTCGATGCCGGTGTGCGGCTTCATCACGTTCTGGATTGGGTGCAGGCGTGGACCAAACTTGCTGTTCACGATGCCACCAGGCAGCGGGCTGATCAGCCGAATGTCCGTCTTGTCGTCACCGATCGATGGTGCGAACGTGAAGCCACGGGTGTCGATGTTTCCAGTGCCGTCGACCGCGGTAACCTGCACCTTGAACGTCTTGCCAAGCGCCGCTGGTGCGATGTTCCCGTTCAGCACGCCGCCCGATGTCAGGTTCGCACCGAGGGTAGCGAGTGGTTCACCGCCATCGTTGGCCCAAGTCCAAGCGGTAGCGGTGCGGGTGCTGCCATCGGTCAGCTTGAACTGAATGTTGTCGAACTTCGCCACGCTGGTAGAGCGAGTGATCGGAATCGAGCTGTTCGCGATCTTGCTGTCAACGTTCAGGGTGGCGTCGTCGTGCTTACCCGTCGTGTTCCCACCACGGTTCATGTAACACTCGACAGTCTCCCCTGGCCGAATGTCCGACTCAGGGCCACTGGCTTCGTTGAAGGCTCCGCCGATCGTCGCGGATGGCGGAGCTGGAGGGCAGCATCCAGCCATGGGTCACTTGCAGCTCTTGAGCGCTGTCCGCAGTTCGTTTTCGTAAGCGACCGCGAGCTCACGGTCACCCAAGAGGTCACGCACCGCGTCGAAGATGTTGTCGTATGGTGGCACGTACCGGTAAGTTGGCTGCAGCGGATCTTCCGTCTTGCAAGCCACCGCGATTGGGATCTTGACCTCGGTGCTAGTGCCGAGGGTGGCACACCCGCTAAGCACACAGCTCAAGATGACTAGAGAGATGTATTTCACTTAGCACCCCCATTTACCAGGTCAAGTGCTGACTTACACAAATCGGCGGGGGTGCTTGGCTTTGCCTTGTACGCGTTGTTGGCTTTCATTTTAGCTTTTGCCGTTTCAGCCTGCGCCTCTGCTAGCTTGACCTCATTCGCCTGAAGCCGAGTATCAGCATCTTTCTTGAAAGCGTCAAACGCATCATTTTGGTCTTTGATCTTTGCTCCAAGCACCGTATTCTCGGAGGTGAGGCGGGTATTTTCAGCCTGGAGGTGATGCACGTACCAGTAAGCCCCGCCGAGCGCGGCGACGAGCAACCCCGCCATGATCAGTTTCGCATAGAGTCCAGCAAGCATCTCGCTCTCCTATAAAATCCGCTTAACTGCCGTAGTCAACGCTTTGATCGCGTTGTTTAGGGCAACCGGCTCAACCAACGACCGGCCAAGATTGAAATCATCTAGCACAGATGATGCCACATTTGCGAAACAGAAGATGCCACGTTTTCCATCCTTTTCTATCCGATCTAACCTAAAGCCATGCACCTTAAGTGTGGCGGCCAGCACGATATCCGATGTGTCGACGTTCTGCATCACTACATTAGGTCACGGTGATGGTGAGAGTGTACACCACGGTGAGTTCACGGTTACCAGTGTGCTCAATTGGGGAGAAGATCAGGTGCGACAGCATCAGCTCATCAGTTTCATTCAGCAACGTTGGCGTACCGACACCCTCAGTAAACAGGCCGAGTTCATCAAAGAAGAATGTTCCCTCTGGGTTCAACACTGGTCCGCTTTGGTCAGTCGCGTTGTTCACAGCCTCATTAGCAGAGATGATCGTAGTCACAATCACGCGGGTGCTGGTGCTGGCTGGAATGTTCGTGAAAGTCACTGAGTTTCCTGCACCGACTCCAGCATCACTATCATCCACGACCTCGACATACGTGGGGTTGTACAAGTTCGCTGTAACGCCAGAAGTGTTTGGCGGCCGGAACACGATTTGCTGCGAACTGTCGATGTACGTGCCCTGGTTGCCGAGCTTCATCTTGAAGATCGCGTAGTTCGTTGCATTCGACAACCCACGAGCGATGGCTGTTGCCATGTTCCCTGGGTGAATCGCGTTAGTCTTGTCTAGTAACACGGCGCCGTTCTGATCCTTGATGAGGACTTGGCCGGTGACCTTGGTGGTGAATGTTTCTTGCATGTGGTTCCTTACAGATTCAGGGACTATTTAGGCCTGTCAGCCAACGATGACCTTGACCTCAGAGGCTGCTGGCATGCTGATCCTGAGAACGCGTGTTCCTACGCGTTCTACGGCTGCCAAAACTGGCGCCGGCTCAAGTGGGCGCCAGAGTCGCACCGCAGGAGTAATGGCACCAATATCGGCCGCAAATGAGATCTCGATGATTCTTGCGCCTGGGGCAGGTACGAATAGCGGAGTGGTCAACCCAGAGTATGTTGTGATAGCTGGCAACGGGGCCGGAACTGGTGGTAGAGTGCTTGAGAACAGAATTGCGGTCAACTCAACCGGCTCGTCGAATGGCCCAATGTCAAAACCGCCAAGATCAAGCGGAAACCCCAGGTCATCGGCGATAACAACCATGCTCTCGTCAATTTTTGCCCCGACAGCTTGCGCCTGAGTATCATCTACTGACATACCCATGCCTACAGCCGGCACGCCAAAACTGCCAGATCCCGGAAGATAGTTCACCACAGGCTCGGCATTCAATGCAGTTAGAAACGACTCGAGGGTTGTGCCAGCAATGCCGCCAATTAGGTACGGATCAAGCAAAGCGGTCAAATCATTCAACAGCGCCTGTTGTGTTGGGGACGGAACATTGATCGCGTTCAGAGTCTTTGCCTGTTGGAAGTAATCCGTGAGCGCTTGGCCGGCGTCATAGTACCCAACATCGTCTGCATTTGGATCTCCGCCAAGCTCAAAATCAAATGGCGTGTTGTCATATCCAGGCAAAAAACCACCAAAGGGGCCATCTTGGATTAGCGCCTGCACTGCTTCTGCTAGGCTTTGCTTGATCAAGAGCTGTGTGTCGTCCGCAACGTGCACGGTCAAAGTTTCAGAGAAGAGCGCATCGTCTAACAACCCGCCGCCACTAACTAAGAACAGCGCGTTGTCAGTCATTGTGACGAGCACCCGCTCGTCCATCCCTGACCCAAGCGTCACTACGGTGGCATCTGCATTCAGAGGCAAATACGAGGCAGCAAAGGCGCTGTCCCAGGTGAAGATCACTGGCTCTGCTGGAGAGACGCCAGTTGATGACACGGTGCCTATCACTTCCCCCGTCGCAGCTGCCCTGACCACTACTGACGTTGTTGGATCCTTGAACTCCGCAATTGACGAGGAGCTATCACGATACGTCAATAGTGAAGGAATCCACCCTTGCAAAACAGCAGTTTCAGGTGATGTGTTAGAGAGGACACCGCCCCCATTCAGAACGTTCAGGTCGACAAATCTAAGATCCGTGGTGATGGGCGCAAGTGCCTGAAGGGCAAGCGTGTGCGGCACGTCAAGTGGCTTGATGCTGATAGACAGGGTATCTGTCTCAGCGCGCTCAAACAGCACAAAATCTGAACCCGACGGCGTGCGGCCCGGAGTAGTCCTGACAACCCCGAGATTCTGACCAATTGGCAAGAGGTGTTCATCGGCCTCGATCAAGAATTCAAGTACCGTCCCTTGCACCCCCACTGGGGTGTCAAGACTCAAATATTCATCTGACACTCCGCTGGATCCGTCACCCACCAGCTTGCCATCACGATATAGCGTCCAATGACCATTGACATGCGAAATGAGTTTGTACACCGCGTGCCACGCATCTCGCCGCACCCGATTTAACGTGATCGTCCCAACTGAGGTTGCCCATGGCGAACCATCAAGCCTGATCCCGCCTTCAAAACACACGACTTTAGGGAGCTGGAGCTTGAATCCGATCTTACCGTTCCAGTAGTACTTGTCTAGCTGAGCTGGTGGTTGCCACCCGGAGATTGAGCCGTGCACGAGATATGTCGGCTTTACATCATATGTATTGAACGTGAAGGTGTCGCTAGGCAACAACCCCGCCGCCCCTGCGACGATTGTGTAATGCACCCCGAGCGTGTCGTCTCTAAAACTCAAGCCACTCGCCATTGTGTTGACACTGAGGCCACCAGCGAAAACTTGCTGGCCATTCAGCGGCCCCGCCGTGTACGCCCCCGTAAGAGTGTACGTGTTGGCCGCATTCCAGGTCAGCTCGTACGATGCAGGAATGGTGTCAGCGAAGCTGCCGCCGTGCATGATGAGCCGCGGAGTATTGGGTCCGCTAATTGACGCAGGTTCTGTCTGAACTGGCGGCGAGTTCACCACAGTCCACGCGATCACGTCACCACCGTTCACCGTTTCAGTGACAAATGGGTCAATGGTGTTCTGGAAGTACGAACTGTTAATGGTGCTGGCAATAAATGGCTTCGATGCCGGCACTATGGTAAATGACACCCCGTGTGTGCTATTTGTGTATGGCACATTTATCTGCACGGTGTCGACAGTCACCCAAAGGCCCATTGCAGAATTGTAATACTCGAGCCTGAAAGTATTCGCATAAAACAGCCGTAGGTCGCCAACAACATCAGGATCAGTAGCCGACCACGCCCCATCCGAGCCAACATCGTTTACACTATCAAACAGGAATGGCGCATTTGGGTTTGCTGCAGCTCCTTCGTACACCAGATTAGCCTGGCCCGTCGGGCTGTAATTTCCAAGTACTAAATCGCCACCGTCTGGCTGCGCAAGAAGACGCCATTGCACCCCATCAACGGCGCCTGGTTCTAGCTGCAAGTTCATGGCGGCTAGATCGTACGAGGTGAAACGACTGTCCCACCCAAAATCTAGCGTCTTCAGATATTCAGTGACGCTGGTGTTCACATTATCGTACACCATGTCATTCGCATCATACGGCCCAACATCGAATCCGTAATACAGATCAAGATCCTGCGCAACTGGAAGCGGATTTTCAATCTCAATGAAAAACTTGTCGCCTGGTTGGAACGTGTAAGCTGTCCCCGCCACAATCGTGAATGCTAACTTGCCATCATTGAACGGGGTGTTTACCGTCGCAATAGCAGTGTATGAGCCGGCGCTGTGTGTCAGCGTGAAGCTCGCGCTGCTCGTGGCAGTCATTGTGACGGTGCCACTTTGAAATGACTGGTCCAGCACTGTTACGAAGTTTGGCACCGATGTCGCGCTGATCACCCGCCCATATCTTGTGCTGCTAAACACCGGACGAGAGAATGAGAGGGCGTTCACCTTCATCAGGCTCCAACTCTCAAGGGGCGCGTTTTTGTGCACGGTGATACTGGCTCGCGGTGTCAGCACGAAAGTATCATCAGGCTCGATTTGTTGAATTGCTTGCCCGCCGCCATTCACGGCAGCGCTCGCCACGAACACCGTTCCAACCAAATTGGCACTTGCACCAGCCGATACAAAATCGGTGCTCCCAATTAGCACGATTTTGTATGTTCGCCCGATTATCAATTTGTCGGCGACAGTGGGCACCGTATTAAGGGTGAAGTTTATCTGCGCAGAGGTAAAAGTTCCAGGCAAAGTCGCAACGCCAAGCACACCAGATGAAGAGCCAGTGACGACCAATGTTGTTGCAGAACTGTAAACGAGAGTGAATTCTTCGTACGCTGATCTAGTTGGGTCAGCGTTAATTGCGCTGATCTCAAGTTGTGTGTTTAAGAGTCTGTCATACGCAAGCGCACCATTTTCTCGTAGGCCAACATCAGTGTACGTGTTGAAATACAAGCCTGGAGACAGTTCCTCAAGCGTTTGATTCACATACCGGTCAGTGTATGGCGCCGTGACATCACGCCCTCGCCAGCCAGTGTATCCAACAGGCACCGGAACTGCTGCAGCGATCAGCGCGTCCAGCAGAGCCTCGTAAGAGTTCGGAAGTAGTGGGACGTTAAGAATTGACACGACCGAGTTGAGCGCCGCGGAGCTGGCAGCATCTGGAGTCAGCAGCAGTTGGGCCGCGATACCATTCATGACGCCCTTCAGTCTGTTCACTGACGAATTTGGATTTGAAATGTCTAATGCCTGCGCCTGAACCGTGGCCGTAGTTGACGCTATCAGGTTCTCGTTCTGTCTTTCGGTAAACAATGGCGCATAGTTTGCAAGACTTGAAAGCCCAACCACCTTAACATGTCCTGGCCCAGACACGGTGATCTGAGTCAATGTCACCTGAGTCGCTGGCCCAGTGATGCTCAGCGTATCTGACACAAACCCAAGATTCACAATGACTGGAAACGGACCATCCGCCTGGGTGTATTCTCGATTAAAGCGACCGAGGACAGTCGGTTGCGAGCTTACTGTCTGTTTGATCGTGAAGACGTTCGCACCAAGAACGTGGTGGAAGTCGTGCCCCTCTAGCAGTGGCTCAGCGAAAATTGCTGAGCCACCTCGCTGCACGAATGCGTCAGAGATCCCCGTGCCTTGAATGCTCTTTGGGTCAAAAGCGAGAGGTACCAGTGGTAGGTCAGTGTTCTCATCACGACCGACCTTGAAGGCGCCGCGGTTTGCCAGCGGCTGGTCGTTCTTGAACATCTGGCGGAACACCGGGTTCACGACCTGATGGAGCCCCATCACTGGCGCCGGAACTGGAACGCCGTTCGAGAAGTACGAGTACGGCCAGGCAGCCTTGAGCGTGGTGTTCGAGAACAGCCGCTCGTCGAAGTGCACGGCCATCGTGTCGAAGAACTTGTAGATCTCAATAACGGAATCGAGTTTGCTGTGGTAGGGCTTGGTATCACGGATGAAATCCACCAAGCTCTGCACGTAGATAGAGTTCTTATTTGCCATCACTTCACCTTGCACGCGTCAAAGTGCCAACGGCGCATTGGCATCAGCGCGCCAACTTTTCCGCAGTGTGGGCAGGTGCTAAGTGGCATCTGCATTCCCTTTTTCTGAGCAGAGAGACGTTGACCATATTCTGGATCGAGCTTGACACCTTGCTTCGAACTAGACATCTTCTCGCATGCCTCCTTCGTGTGTCGCCAGCCGGTCCTTCCAGTTCCGCCAAGGCCGATTGCCCTGCGATGTTCATTGCTTAGTGGACCACGCGCGCGCGCTTTCTCACCAATCTTCTGCTTGGTCATTGGGCTCACCACCCATCCAGATGATCCCTCACCCCCATCAGTGAGGTTCAATAGTGGACCTAGCCCCAAATCCTTACGACCATATTTTGCAATGGCTTCCTCTTCCACGAGATGCGCCAGCTCTTCATCAACACCGCTGATCAGGTACTTGATTACTGGTTCAATCCCCAACTTTTTCATCGATGAAAGCCGATGAGTGAACGGATGCATGTCCTTGCGCTTGAGATGCACTTCCACGCGCCGCCCCGTCCCCTTGCCGACATAGATTGGTTCCTGACGGCTAGGGTCAATGTAGAGGTATGTGTAGAACTCACTCATATGTTGGGACGACTGGGGCAGAAGTTACCACCTTGATGCTGTATGCAGAGAGGCGAGATGTTTTGAAAATGTCTGTTAGTTCGTATTGGGCGGCACAGATGTCCTCGAGCACGGCGAAGAAGAGTTCGTTGATTTGCTGCACTTTGGCCTGGTTCCAGATCTTGGTCAAGGTGTTCCGCGCGTTGCTTGCCGTGCTGAACCACGTGTCACTCTGGTTGAAGTCCAGGAAAGTCATGTAGTCAGGCACTGGGGTTGCCCCGCTATCGTCCACCAGCTTGGTATTTAGGACGGTGAACAGCAGCGTCGAAAGCACCAAGTCCGTCGGCGCCAGAACCTGATCCTGACCGAAGCCGAACTGGGTGCGCGTGCCGTTCCGCTCGTCGTACGACGCGCGAGCTGGCGATGGAAGCTGGTTCCCAGCGGTGTCTTGAGCGCACGCGGTGTTCACCATAGTGTTCCACAGCTGCTCTGGAATCTTGGTGCGCTGCCCTGGACGAATCAGCGTCCACTCCACGTGTGTATCCTTCAGGTCGAGCCCTTCTGGATCGTCGCGCAGCGTGAAGTTCCGCGTGAAGCGGAGCTTGAACGTGTCGTCCTTGGTGACCACGTACGACAGGCCGCTGATCGTGATCGCGTCGTACCGGTACTCGTCGCCTACCGTGCCCGCGCCAATCAGGTGCTGGAACGTAAGGTACTGCGATGGCCCTTCGGTCAGCAGCTCGGTGATGGCCTTCACGGACAGGTTCTTGCCACGAGCGGCAGTCGAGCGACCCTGTACCCAGAAGTAGTACTTGGTCGTGCTGATCGAGCCGTCGCTGTCGCGCTGCGGCACCGACACGTACTGGTAGTCGGACTTGTACTGGCGTTGGATCAGCAGGTTCTCTTTCACCGCTGGATCGAATGAGAGCTCCTCAGCGCTTGGGCTGTACGCCCGCACGATCACCGTGACCGCGTGGCCTTGGGTGACGGTGAGCACCGTGAGAACACTGCCAACCAACGTGTACGTGCCAGCGAGCTGGGCAACGCCGTTCACGTACACCGAGACGCGATCAAGCGTGATGCCAGTCGCGAGCGTGAACGCCACGTTCCCGGTCGTTTCAGCGACGGAGTTCAGCACTGTGTTCTGGAGCTCAGTCCAGTCTTCCCAGGCTGTCTGGTACTTGTTGATCACGGTGCCGTCGTTCAGCGTGTACGTGCCACCACCATCAGCGGCGTCCTTGACGACGGCGACTGAGACTTGGGATGGCGCGTCGAACTCGCCGACGTACGGGAAGTACTCGCTGTTCGGAACACGGCTGTCAGCATCGAGCTGCGCCTGTGTCGGCACGCTCCAAGCACGCCAACCCACGCCATTGTTCGTCACATTCAGCGGGTCGTTGCTGAACTCGGACGGGTCGAACACCAGGTTGTCTGGATCGCTCAGCACGGCAATCAACTCGATTGGAGCCGCGTCGCGCATTGTGATCAGGCTGTTCAGGGTGCCAGTGATGAGTGAGAGCAGAACCGCGGTGTCGTACGTGCCGGCACTGGTGGCCTTCACGGTCAGGCGCAGGCCGAAGTCGGACAGGTCATATACGAACTGGTCACCAACGGCGGTCGTGAACGTTGCACCAAAGTTCGCTGGAGCTGGGACAGCTGGAGCGGCGGCAACACCTGCAACCGGAGTCAGGAACTGGTTGAAGTCGTACAGTGAGCCGAACAGTGACGAGCCACCATCAACGATCGACACTGAGGTCGTGGCGAACGCGTACAGGTCGCCGTCAATCAGCTCGAACGGAGCACCAGCAAGCTGGGTGTTGATCTGGCTGACCAAGGCAGAGAAGGTGGTTGCGTTGCTGCCAAGCACTGACACCACGAACGGCGTGCCGTCAAGGGTGACCGTGAAGTTGTACGTGGTTGCTGGCACCAGCCCAGTTGGGTCATCGCCGAACTTGACCGAGCCGAACTGTGCGACTTGGTACGCACGAGCAGCAGCGACTGCGTCTGAACCGCCATTGATGCCGCGGTCGTTCCGGATCTGGATGACTTGGCTCTCACCGCTGTCATCTTCGGTGACACGAAGGTACGTGGCAACGTCGTACTGCTCGACGAGCAACCCGTTCGCGTCACGCAGTTGGGTTGCTACTGGTGGCGAAGCCGCGCTGAAGACGAGTGGGCCGACCTTGTCCGTCCAAGCGGTGACTGCCAGGCTAACGTCAGCCGTGAGGCCGCCGTACGCGCTGGCGAGTGGGAACGCCGCGCCAATCAGGTTCTTGGTGATGGCACCGGTGATCAGGTACTCTGAGAGAGGGCGGGTCGCGTTCGCGTCCTGCTGCCACGCGCCGAGTCGCATACCAGTCACGATGCCGTGATCGCTGAACAACCCTTCGGTCAGAACCGCCAGGCCTGGCGTTGTGAACTGCAGCACCCCACCAGTCGCACCAAGCAACGCCGGGTGCGCGGCCTCGAGCGGCACGCCAGCACGGCTCCAAGCGATTGGGCGCACGTACCAAGCACGTTCACGAGCGTACGTCTTCGCGCCGTACACGGTGCCGTCGGCCTTGGTGTACGGGTTCAGATCAGCGTCACCGGCATCTAGTGCGGCTTGCGCGTCGTACTCGGAAGGTGGCACCGCGCTCTCGACCCACTCAACCACGTCGACCGTGGCGAAGTCGGCCAGCGTGCCCCAACGGGACAGGCGCTCGTCGATCGCGTTGAAGATCACTTGGTCGCTGTACGGCAGGTACGACAGGTTCGTCGTGTCCCACCAGACGCGGCCAACTTCCTTGGCACCCCACGTCCGCAGCGGATCGTAGTTCGCGTTCCCGCTGACCAGCGTGCTGAAGTTGTACCGAGCTGGGTCCAGCTCGCTGATCACGTTCACGCTCTCAAGCGCGGCAGGCGTGTGCTGCCCAATCGCTGGGTGCCACTCTGGAATCTCTTCGATCAGCTCGGCACTCACGTAGTTGAAGAGCTTGACTGGGTTGAACTTCGGCGTGGCTGGGCCGTACCCAGTGACGACGAGTGTACCGCCTGTTGTGACCTTGATTGTTGTGCCGTTCAGTTGGGTGACCACTGCGGTGCCAGTGGTCACCAGCTTGTCAGCAACGAATGGCAGTGTGATGACGTCGCCTGCGAGAACAAGTGCCCTGCTGTACGTGCCAGCGACCTGCGCCTCGAATGAGGTCTCACCGTCGAGGTCGTCGATCGAGAACCAACGGCTCTCGTCATCAGCCTGAACGATCGTGAAGGTCTCGTACCCAGTCACCGAACTCGGATCGAAGATCAGCTTGGTGAACTGCTGCACCGTGTCGTTCACCGACAGCTTGAGCTCAGGGAAGATCTTGGAGCGTGAGTCGCCGTACTCAGCGACCTTGTACGCCCAGTACTCGTCGATCTTGGCGTCCTCGAAGCGGTCGTTGTTCAGGAACGCGTCGATGGAGGCGTTCGTGCCCTTCATCTGGATGAGGCCACGCCAGAAGTTGAACTGCGTGCGCTCGTTCAGGTCGAGGTTCGACATGTACTCCTTGAGCGAGAAGCCCAAGAGCGCCAGGGCGTGACGGGTAGACAGCTCGTCCTCGTACACGTGGTCGGTGTCGTAGTACCGCGCGACCTTGTCGGTGCTGGCCTTCAGGTTCTGCTTGACCTCATCACCAACCAGGTAGTGACCACCGAACTCTGGGCGCAGGGTCTGAGCGGCCTGGCGCCGGCCGTTGAGCTTCACGGTGGCGATGCGAGCGCCAGAGAACGGGTCGTACAGCAAGCCACTGTTCGTGCTTGGCGACGACAGGTTGCTGAACACGAACAGGTGCTCGTACTCGTTGAGCTGCGCGTGCGCCGAGAACATTGGCACGTTCGCGCTGATCATTGACTTCTCACGACCGCGGAGGATCGTCAGCGCGTCAGTGTCGATCTTGACGCCCAACGTGTCGAACACGCCTGGGTGGCCAGTCACGTCGAACAGCGCGGTGTCGAAGAACCGGCTCATCAGGCCGATGTCGTGTGTCAGCCAGACACGGTCCATAAATGGGTTGCACACGTGCCCCTCACCGAGGGCGATGCCAGTGTACACGCGGTCGATCAGCTTCTCGATCTCGAGCTGCCACGAGCGAACGCGGCCGGTGGCGAGATCGATGTTCTGGATGCCGTCATCGTTGAAGCGCCAGCCTTGGTCGTACACGTACTGGCTGTACCCGAACAGCACGTCAACGACGGCTTGCAAGCCAACCACGGTGATTGGTAGCACGGTGTTCACGGTGCCGGTGATCAGCGTCGGCTGGTACCAAGGCAGGTCAGTGTGCTCCTTGTTCAGCGCATAGAACGAGACTTGGCTCGAGGCGGTGTTGTACGTGTAGTACGAGACGTCCAGGTGACGGGAGTTGTACCCCTCAATCCGGAAGGTCCAGTCGCTGGCGTCGGAGCTGGCGATCACGTTCCCGTACTTGTCGAGCTTAGACGCGCCAATCTGCACGACCGTGACACGCAGCCCTTGAACCCAAAGGTCCTTGGCGTACGAGGAGCGCTTGAACCGCAGATCGTATGCGGAGGCTGGGATCGCCTCACCGTCATCAAACAGGCGCAGGTCGTCAGTGGCAACAAGGCCTCCCGCACGGTAGCCAAGGTTCACGTCCCAGCCCCTGTACGCCTTGAGCGCGTACCCTTGAGAGGTGTCAATCGACGAGGCGCGCAGCGCGTTCGTGAATGTCTGACCGAAGCCAAGGAACCGAGCGTACGTCGCTTGGTTCAGCGTCGCGGTGAACGGGCCGGTGCCATCAGCGACGATGTGGAAGTAGTCACCAACGCGGAACGGCTTGCCCTCGTCCTCAAGGCGCAGGCCAGTCAGCGTGTACCCAGCACCGGTGATGGTCGTGGTAACACCTTCATCGGCGTGACCAATGATCAGGCCGCCGGCCGTCTTGATCGTGAACGACTGCTTGCGGGTAGCGGTGTACCCATCGTGAACGATCACGAGGTCGGCACCGGGCCCGGTGACAGAGGCCAGGGTGAGCGGAGCACGTGTAGTCGGCGCGATTGGGTCTCCGTGCAGGCGGAAGCGTGGGTGACCAGGCACCGCGAGGTCGAAGCCATCGTACAGAATGTCATCGATCTCAACCCACTCAAAGCCCCAGCAGTTCCCAAGGAACGACAGTGGATCCTTGCGGAACAGGGCGCGAGCAAGCGAGTACCGGTACTCGATCGACTTCTGCCACACCGTCTCAACTGGCGACCCCTCGCCAAACAAGTACGCTTTGGACGGGTTAGGCGGCAGCGTAGTAGTGATGGCGTTTACTGACCAAGGGAACACCGAGTTTACATACGGTGGCAACAATGCCTCTCGCCGCGTGTCAATTGACAGCTTGAGAGATGGTCGAGCGAGCTGGATCATCGTCCACATCGCGGTCTTCCAACCGCGCACCTGCTCAAATGGCGCTGGATCCACGTTCAGAGTAGTGACAGTTTGGCTCAGCCACCAGTTCGTGCTTGAGTACAACAATCCATCAGTTACCGTCACCACAAGGTTCTGCACCAGCGGGGCTGTCGACCTGGCCCACCCGCCTGAAGCAACAACCCACAGGCCGTTATTTGCCTGTGACAGCTCAGAAACGAGCAGCACGGTTTGCCCAGCCGCAAGGACAACCCCGTCAATGACTGGCAGTCCCGCAAGAACGGTGATTAGTGGTGCTGGAGAGTACAGCACCGCATTGGCCGTCACGCCTGTGATGAAACCCCCTGCAGCCACATCACTTGGTGTTACTGGAGCGGCCCAAAGAGCGTCCCACCCTAACGGCTTGACGGTGTTTCCAACTAACTTCCATGGTTCGAGATTTGGCCGAGCCGTTGGAACAACGCCTGGTACGGAGGATTGGTGCGCCCTTAACAGACGGTACCAGCGTGCTGGTACCGTCGGGCTTGACAGTGACGCAGTTTGGGTGATGCCCAATGAAGAGTAGTTCCAAGTGAAGGCATCACCGCTCACATAGTCCGGGGCAGTTTGATCATACCCATTCACGGCTGACCAGGCAGCGAGCTCGTGCTCGAGTTGTTGTGACAACGGCCCATCTAGGGCGTTGTCAACCGCGCTCGTGTTGAAGTACGAACGATGGTGCGGATTGATCCCGACAAACAGGCGCTGTTCAACGGTAAGTATGAGGTCGTTCAAAATGCCAGCTGGGTCAAACGTCACCCACGGAGCAAGTGGATTTGGCTCGTTCACCCACAGCGCCCCGTCCCAAACTGACAGAACATTCGATCCGCGGTTGAACCAAAACTGACCAACCTCAGCACTAGCCGGGGAGCTGAACTCATCACTGATCACGTTGAAGATCTTGATCTGGGCGCCTGGTTGGGCCCAGAGTTGACCCTTGTATGGCAGGGCGGGTGGAACCCCGGTCAGCGAGCCTATCACGGGGGTCAATGAATTGTCAGAGCGCTTGATCAGCAACCCTGGAGAGTACAGCCGGTCCAGGAAGTCCTGTGAGTTCACGTACAGCGGCGAGGCGTGCCCGTCGTGGTGACGCAACAGTGTCACGCCAAGCTCGTTGTCGAAGTACCGTGATGGGGCGACCAGTGGTGCTACGCCGAGCTGCGGCAGCGTGCTTGGGAAGCCAGCAACTGGGGACGTCGTGTCGTACAGCACCGAGCGAACCTCGTAGTCCTTGACGCGCTGCGTAAGCAGGAAGTCCAGGAGCTGGCTGGTGTCGGATGGGGAGACGAGCACCTCAACCTTGCTGACGTACTGCATCAGCTCGCGCACGTACGCATCTACCAGCGAGTTCAGCGCGGCCTCGTACTCGCGCTGGGCTAGGTCGATCATCGAGGACGGGGTGATGTCCCGCTGCATTAGCAGCGCGGCAAGCAGGTTCTGCTGCTCTGACCACAGCTTGATCGAGCCTCCGAACGCCCGGTCCTCTGGCGTTGAGTCCAGCTGGTTTGCAAGCACGCCACGGAAATGGCTGTACAGCGTGCCTTCAGGCACCTCTTCGCCGTTGTCCGCCGCGACGTTGTTGAAGAACATCCGTGGCACTTGCCAAGCACCAACCTTGTTCGTGTCTGCTGGTTCACCACCAAACAGGTCGTACAATGCAGCGTTGCCGTCGCGGTACACGTACCGTGTAGTCTCGAAGTTCCCGAGCCGGAAGGTGAAGGTGTCGCCCGACGCGAAAGGCGTGCCGCCCGCCGTGATGGTGCAGTTGAACAGGCCATTCGAGTACGGCACGCCGACAGTGATCACGTCGTATGGCGCTGGAATAACCTTGGTCTTCGAGCCACCGATACTGAAGGTCGTGCTGTCGTTTGCGGTGAGCGTCCAGATCTGCTGCGCGCTGAATGGGTCGGAACCAGGTGTCACGACCAGCGTGCCGTTACCAGTGCCACCGTACTCTTGGTCTACGACCGTTGCTTGCGAGTACCCAGGGTGCCAGATCGTTTTCAGCGAGCTGTTCGCCTTGTAGAACAGCAAGGTGTTCTCGCCCTCGAGCAGCCCGTGGTTGAACAGGAAGTCCGATGAGGTGTTCGTGCTGTGCTTGACACGGCGCTGCAGCGCGACGTCGATTTGAGCCGTTGGGTCCTCAGCGTAGAAGAAGATCGAGGAGACTTGACGTGCGTGGTGGCCGTCGTACCGGTACAGGTCGAACAGGGGTGCTTGGTTGAACTCGGACTTGACCTGCTCATAGAACGTGGCGGTCGGGTCAGCACCATCAGAAGGCAGGCCATCAGCGCCGACGTACCGGTTCAGCTGCGTGCTGGCGGTGTACTCGATGATTGGGCGTGTAGCTTGAATGACCTTGGCAAGATCAACGCCGAGTGTGACCAGGTCGGTACCCTTGGCCCAGAAGTTCGTCTCTTGCCAGTCAGTGGTGTTGCTGACCGTGGCCGCCACGTCTTGTGCCCAGCCCCAGCCTGGGAACGTCGCGTACGACACCCACATCGTGTTTGCGTTCGCACCTTCACGCACCCAGACACGGGCGCCAACGGCTGCCGTTGTGGTGTCAAAGTCAGAAGCCCGCACCCAAGTGCCAGGCTTGACGATGTAGATCCCCTGCGCGGTGTTTGTACCGTCCTTGATCAGAACACGATCGTTCTCTTGCAGCACGACACCGCCAATGGTCTGATACGTGTCAAGGCTGTTCACCGCTTGGAACTTGCCCTTGACGCCCGGGCCGACCGACACTGGCGTCACGGCGTACGTGCTGCTGATGAACGGTGCGGTGATGCTGAACGTGTCGCCAGCCGCGAAGTCCTCGTACCCCAGTGGGAAGCCAACGCCATCAAGCACGATGTCGCGCACGATGTTGAATGAGAGAATAGTTCCCCTTGACGCGATCGAGAATGAGAAACTCTGGGTGTGAGTAGGCCATGGCCCTGGGAAGGGCACAACAGGCGGTACTGGCAGAGTGAAAGGCCCCTGCAGGTCTTCGCCAACGCCAAAGCCGACCAGCGGGCCGGTGGCTTGTACTGTGAACTGCGTGCTCGAGATGAACGTGATCACCCAAGTTTGGGCGTACAGGCCCGTGCCAGTCGGCACGAATGGCAAGTCTGAAGGGACTGAGGCAGCTCGAACGTTCGGCTTGTCCAGATCAGTCAGCAACGGTGCGGCGATGGTGTAGTACTCTGGCGCGTTCGTCGGGTTCCACGCCATCGACGGCGTGTTTGGCAGTGCGTTTGCGATCCAGTAGTAGTTGAAGAAGTTCGTGAACTTATCGAACGTGATCGGCGGCGAGTAATTGTTCCCTTGCGAGTACAACCATGATGACTGATCGGTGCTGACACCAAGAACCTCGGCCTTGCGGATCAGATCTTGTGGCGTGAACGAGTACGTCTCGGTGCCGACCTTGAAGGACATCACGGGGATCAGGGCGTTCACATCACGTTCAACAGTTGCCTGTGGAACCTTGGGGGTACGATCGTCCGGCGACGCCGGCTTGCGACCAACATACCCGTACAACGGAACGGCCTCATCAGCCGTCAGGAAACGGTTGAACAAGTTGTCAATCAGCGACGTGATCATCGGGTTCCGAAGATTCTTCGGAACGTACGAGGTCAGATCTTGAAAGGGCAAGGAGTAGTCTTTGATGGCCATCCCGTATTTAGGGCCGGTGAGGTTGGCCTCGCGGGGCACTATCCCGGAGGAGAGTGTAACGGGCGGCGACGACTGAGCACCTCAGGCCTGGGTGGTGTTGAGCACAGCACACTGGCTGGAACAGGATCGTCGTCGCGATCCTAGTGTCGTCTACTTGCGTTCGGCTGGTGGCTTGAGCGTGAACGTGTACACGCCTCCACCGCTCTCAAGGCCAACGGCCTTGGCACCGTGGTAGTCCTTGAGGATTCTGGTTGCCATCCGCTGGTACATCTTCGCACGGGTGTCGGTATCAGCGCTGAACTGGATCGTGAGCGGTGTGTACCGACCGATGAACTCCTCGAGGGAGTGCTTGACGAACGCGCCGACCTTGAGCTCCGACCCCGAGCCAGTGGCAGCGAACGTTTTCTTGTTCCCTTGAACCTCTCCAAAGCTGATGTCCCAGGTCCAGTCGTCATCGACGGACGCTGAGAACACGACCTCACGCCCACCAATTGTTGCACTGGTTCCGAAGTGCGTGCGCGACGACTTCTCGACCTTGTACGGTACGTCAGAGTTCAGGACTTCGGAGAGCAGCATAGATCAGGCAAGCGTGATGATCGCGAAGCCGTCCTTGAAGTTCGCGCCCCAGTCCTTGCCAATAGTCTCTTGCGGGCAGTGGAAGTCGAAGTTTGTAAGGACGCTAGCAAGGCCTCGATCGTACTTCTCTTGGGTCATTGGGATCAGGATCTTGCTGCCCTTGACCTCAGCTTTGTCGCCGTACTCTGACTTGACCCAGGCCTTGACTTCCTTGTTGAAGCCTTCAGTCACGGTCTTCGCCCTGTCGAGCTTGTCGACGCGCTCATAGTCCTTGTCTTCAGAGCCAACGCCTTTCTTGCGGTCGTTGTACTTGTACGTGATCAGCTTTTCGAGCTGCTCAACGGCTTGGTACTTGGTGTCGAACTCCCAGTCCTTGGTCTGCTTCCAGTCCTTGGCATTGGAGGTGACGACCCACTTGTTCCCCTGCTCCTCGACCTTGTACATCTTCTTGACGACTTCCCACCAGTCGGTGCCACCGTACTTGGACTCCCAGTCGCGCTTCTTCAGCTTGAACTTCTCGTCCATCAGCGAGTTCGCGATAGAGAGCACCTTGGCCAGCAGCTCGGGAGCTGCGTGCGACTTCTTGAGGCTCTGGTACCGAAGGAACGCGCCCTCGGCAGTTTCGGCCTTCATCTTACCTTCGTGGAGGTCTTGGAGTTTCATTACTTCACCTGTCGGATAGTTGTTGGGGTCAGGGCATCGACCACTTCGATGTCTGTCAGTTGAGCGGCGCTTTGGAGGATCTCGTCGAAGCCGCACTCGACGGTGAACATGTCGCCAAACGAGTTCGTGCTGTACAGCGGCACGAGCACGACAGAGGCGATCTCGGTTGGGAGACGTTGGTGCATCAGGGCAATCAGCTCGGTTGCGTAGAACGTCTCGCCGAAGTCCCAGTTCCCAATGTCGAAGTACGTGTTGATCACGATCAACAGCTCTTCCTTGACGCGCTCGTTCGTGAGCACGGCACCGGAGGCACGGACGACTTTGAACTTCGCACGGAGTTGCGGCTCAGCCAGCGTGCCAAAAAGCAACCGCAGCTTGCCAGGGTGCAGTGCAACGGTGTCGCTCAGCATCTTGTTCTTCAGCAAGTACGCGTACGAGGAGCGCAGCTCGAGCGGCGTTGGTGCGGTTGGTGCCACCGTGCTGAGGCCACGGAGGTAGCTGATCACGCTGTCGTAGTACCCCTGCGTCACCACGAACGCGTCGTGAATGTTCGTCACCGACGGGTCGATGATGTTCGTGAATGGCGCAAAGTGTTCCCACATGAAGTCAAGGCCAGTGTCACCACCGGTCAATGACGGCATCCTAGCGCGACGACCGTACAGCAGCAGGCCGATGTTTCCAGGCGTGCTGGAAGCGATGACCGTTCCAGCGAAGGCACCAGGCTGGAACAACACGGTCTCACCAGCGTACGTGATCTGATCGCCACCTAGAGTCGGCACCACCAGCGTGTAGTCAAGTGTGACAGCAGGTGAAGCAAGTTGGAAGTACTCGAACGAGCCGACCGTGAAGTTCTCGAACTGCAGCAAGCGGTCCGGAATCAGGTCGCCAGAGCTGTCCTCCTGTAGCAGGTCGGTTGGGACAAGCTGCAGCTTGTGGAAGTCGATCACGCCATCGCCGTCCTTGACTGGGCCTACCACGTCGTACTGTTGGCTGACGCCAAGCACCGCGCCCGCACTGTTCAAGTTTGAGCGCAGAATCTTGACGTTGTCGAACACACGCTTCTTCGTGTCATTGTCCAGCAGCTGATCGACCTCGTTGAACCAGAACTTGGTGGTTGGCGACTCGATGGTCAGCTTCAGGTCGCGGTAGTGAACTTCGTACCCGATCACGTTGTTCGTTGGCTGTTGGCGAACCTTGCGCACGAAGATCAGCCAGCTGTGTTGCTTGACCGCCGCCGAGCTGTTGTCCTGCGTGAACAGGAGCTCATCACCGTCGGTGATGTTCCCGCCAAGGTAGTGCGGAAGCTGCGCCGAGCCAAGGATCTCCCACCATCCGTCGAGATTGATGGTGCCTGGAACACTTGCGCCGTTCGTGTTGTTGTACCCTGAACCGTGTGAGAGCGCAGTGCGACCAGTAGGAAGCGTGCCATCAGGCCCGTTCGTGTCAAGCACGAATGCATCTCCCGGCTCGAATGCCGTGACGCCAGTGCTGACCGTGAAGAACGGCATCGAGGTGTTGTACCCGACTGGGGTGATGTCGTACGTGCTACCAACCGTGCCCGAGGGAAATGTGCCACGCAGCGAAGAGCGAACGTTCAGCGTTGCGCCGTCAGCGGCGACCTCGATGGTCCACACCTCACCGGCCTTGGAGCGATCGAATGACGTGTTCAGCGTGATCACGCCGTTGCCAACGCCAGTCATGTACCGATTGTACCGCAGCGCGAAGAAATCCTGCTCGGCAATTGGCTGCAGGCCGGAGCCGATGTCACCAGGTGGGAACTTGTTGATGCCATCAATCGTGCGTGGCACGGTGGCAGCGTAGATCCGGGAATCATCCTTCGGGAAGAGCGCTGGATCGGGGATCTTCGCCCAAATCTGTGAGCTTGGCGATTCAACAAACTCGAGCGGCTCGCCGTACCAGTGCCGATCGATCAAGCCCTGCATTGCCGTCTTCTCCTTGAGCGAGCCGTCAGCCAAGCCGCCGCTGATCAGCCGCACTGGAACGCCGTTAGCGCTGTAGTACAGGCCGGTTCGGTTGTCCTCGATGAACGAGCGGCGTGGCGAGCTGACGACGCCAACCGTGGCTGGGTTCGTCGCGCTGATGTGCAGCATCGAGTTGATCACGCCGTTCGACGTGAGCAGAGGCTCGATCACGGAGTCAATCAGCGCCTGCCCTGACAGCGATGTCGTCAGCGAGTTCAGTGTGAGCTCGTACCGCATGACCAGGTCGTCACCGAAGAGCTTCACGTTCTCGTACGAGCCAGAGGCGTCGTTCCAGTCGATGTACTTCGGTTGACCAGCGAACGTGCGGTTCACGGTCTTCAGGCGCAGGATCGTTGGATCCTTGAGCATGTACGTGTTGTAGTCCTGCCCGTTCACCATGCGGTTCTGGGCGTAGTACGTGGCTGGTGCGGACTGGCGCACGTGCTCGATCGTCTCGGAGCCAGCACCGTTCTGCAGCGTGGTGGTCAGGCTGAACGTCATCGTGCAGGTCTCAGTGTTCCCACTGGTGCTGACGTACGTGAACTGTAGCGCTTGGTTCACCACCTTGTTCTTTGGAATCACCACCGCACGGTTCGCGGACTGGCGCATCCAGAAACGGTACAGACCTTGTGGGGCCTCAGTGAAATCACCATCACCGAACACAACGGCGATCTGGTCGTTCTCCAGAGTGTCGACCTCGTACTTCTTGCGGGTGCTGCGATCCGAGTTGAAGATCAGATTCTGCTCGTTCACCGTCTCGACCTGCGTCCAACGCTCGCTGATCGAGCCAGTGGTGCCGAGTTTCTGCACCCAGACGTCCGTGTTGTTCACGTTGTCTGGCAGGAACTCGAGGCGCCGGTTCGGCAGTTGCTCGGTGATGCTGTAGTCGATGCGGGCGAGGGTGCCTTGCTTGACGTACGCCAGGAAGCCCGTGTAGTCAGAGCCGTCACCGATGCCGTCGTTCGCGTACACCACACTGAGCGGTGCGTCGAGGTCAGGCTCACGTTCGAATGGGCCGTCACCGTCGAGGTCGGCTGGCACCACTTCCATCGGGAAGGAGTCCAGGCCGGTGGAGGCCGTGAATGGGAACACGCCGTTCGGGAACGAGGTGTTGTTCGCGTTCAGGCTGTACAGGTCCATCACCACGTCACCGACCTGGAAGGTCTTCTGTGGCTGGCCGAATTGGGAGGACAGGATGCGGTTCGCGACCAGCAGGAATTGCTCTTTCCAGTTCACGTTGTTCGGGTCGTTCCAGGTGATGATCAGGCCGGAGAGGTCGACGCCACGGCTGTCGATGATTCGCTCGGTGCTGGACACGCTGGTGAACTTGACGAGGCCACGAACCGGAATGTTCCGAGTGGCCTTGTACGAGATGAGCTTGGCGAGACGGAGGATCGACTGCTTGCGCTGTGCGGTCGTGATGAAGTTCTCATGGCTGACCATGTCAACCCGGTACGCGAGCTGCTCCGCCACGGTGGCGAACATCTCCATCATCATGATCAGCTCGGACGACTCGATCAAGTCGTTGAAGATCTCTGGGTAGTACAGGCGCAGGTAGTCCACAAGCGACTGCTTGATCGTGTCGAAGTCGAACGAGGTGAAGTTCACCTGCGCGAACGCTTCGTAGATCTTGTCCCAGCTCTCGGCCGAGTTCGTGTTCCGGAATGCCATGTACGTTTCCTGTCGTGCGGGCTATTTAGGTCGGCAGCAAGGCGTCAGGAATCTCGCCCTTCCTGACCAGCCACATGCGCTTCGTGGCCGACTTCGGATTGTGCCTGAAGCCGTACCGCTTGTAGAACCGGACGAGGTCCGCCACCTGCCGGTCCTCTGACTTGGAGGACTTGAAATTCGCGCCGAGGCCAGGCACTGGGTCGAGGAAGATCAGGTCGGCTTTCTTGGCCTCAGGCGAGTCCAGGAACTGCTTCATGAGCTGGTCGCCCTGGCCCTTGCCAGGTTCGGCGGCGAAGATCCCGCCGAGCTCCAAGATCTTGGTGTACCCGTCTGGGATGTACTTCTTGTTGTCCTCTTCGTCGCACAGCTCTTTCTTGCTCTTCCAGCCGTACGTGAGCTCGCCGAGCTCGCTGTTCTTGAACTCCCGGGTCTCGAGCAGCACGAGGTCGATCAGCTTCATGCGCCAACTCCGAACTCAAGCTTCAGGGTCTCCGTCACGTCGAGCTCCAGGTACCGCAGGTCGACGAACGCGATGATCATGTTCTGTGCTGGAACGCCCTGCACCGCCATGTCCACAAGCTGCAAGCGTGGGTCGTACGTCACGGCCTTGGTCAGGTCCTCACGCACAATGCTGATGGTCTTCTCGTCCAGCGGCTCGAACGCGAGCAGCGGAATGCGAGTGCCGAATGACGGCAGGTGCATGCGCTCGCCAGGGATCGTGTAGATGAAGTTCAGCAGGTCCTGCTTCACGAGCTCTTGGTTCGTGAGCATGAAGCCCTTCTTCCGATCGATGATGAAGTTCGCGGTGCTGAAGCCGCGGTACAGCGGGAGAGGTGTTGCCATGATCAGGACTTCCAGTGTTTGCCACGTGTCGCTTGGCTGGCGGGCCGGGTCCACGGCTCATGCGTCGGAATGATGCTTGGTGGCTCAGGGCACTCGGCGCTTGCGGCGCTTGGGCCGTTCAGGTGAATGTTCGACGCGGTCTGTAGCAGGTCACCACTTGCCAGGATGTTGAACGCGGCCGAGCTCTCGAGGTTCAGGCCAGCTCCGGACAGGTGAGCCGCGCCGCAGCCAGCCAGCTTCAGCGAGCCGCCCGCTTGGATGGACACGTCGCCACCAGCGTCGAGGTTGATGTCACCGACCGCGGTGAGGTTGAAGTCGCCGCCAGACGAGATGCTGACGCCACCAGCGGCGTACAGGTGCACTCGACCGTCTTGGTCCAGCTCGATCCATGACGCGCCCTTCGCGGTGCTGACGTAGATCCGCTCGTTCGCGTCGTCCAGAATGATCTGGTGCCCAGCGCTGGTCTTGATCCGCACTCGCCCGTTCTCTGGGTTGTCTTGCATGATTAGGCTGTGCCGCCCTGGGGTGGTGAGCACGTACGTCTGTGGGTCGAACTGCGGCACCACCTTGCCACCCACCGTCTTCTTCGGCTCGATCAGGTCCGTCTGGTACCCTTGCGTGCCGTCCTTGTCGGTCTGGTCCTGTGCAACCGCGCGCTCGTACGCGCCACGGGTCTGCGCCTCAGAGGCGTCGAGCTTGTTCCGGAACTGCGCGTTCAGGTTTGAGGTCTGTGGCTCGACTGGATCAAGCGTGTCGGAGATTGGGGCCTTAGCGAGGTCAGCACGGTTGCGACCGACTGGCAGCGAGCGGTTCCCGTGGTCACGGAAGTACGAGCCCATGTACACCCGACGGTTCGGGTCGTTGTACAGGAAGCCGACGATCACCAGGGCGCCGTTCTTCGGCACCGCAAAGAACCCGTACGACATGAACCCTGGCGTCACCTGCGCGCTTGGTCCAGCCGGATAGTCACGAGTCTGCCCAGCCAACGGCGACATGTACGTCGCCCATGGCAGGTTCTCAATCTCGTACAGGTCGCCGTCCAGCCCTGGCACCCAGATCTTGACGCGCCCCATCTGCTGAGGATCGTTCGTGTCGACGACGACACCTTCCATCATGCCCATGCTCATCACTTCTCCTGCGCTTTGTTCACCACGCCGCCATCGGCGACCGGTGAGGAGTACCCGTACACGCTGTACGATGAGAGCTCAAGGTCCTGCGTGAACTTCACGCCATCGATCTTGGACGTGATCTTGCTCAGCCAGTAGTAGTTGTCGTACAGCAGCTTCTGCGAGAAGTTCTGGCCAGCGATCAGCTCGTTGGTCGTGAAGTCGACGTTCGGGCCGAACACGTTCACCTTGACAAACACTGGGCTGGACACGAAGCTCGGGCCAGTCAGCATGCGCACGTCCACCGCACCACGTGGCAGCGGCGTCTTGCCATCGAGGCGGAGCAGGTTCCGATCAAAGTTCGCACGGTACTGCGACTTCACCGCGGTGTTCGCGGAGCTGGTGACCCCGCCAGCAGCGGTGATGGTCAGCCCGTTCACGTGCTGTGGCACCTGCGTAAGTGCAACTTGCGCGAACAGATCAGGGTTTCCACGCAGCTCGAGCTTCGCGTTAATCGGCCCAGCATTGTAGAACGCTGACAGGTTCCGTTGGTACTGTTGGTTCAGCTCGCCAGGTGTGGCGTCACCGGTTTGGCGGGCGTTCGCCGCGAAGTTCGAGAAGTTCTTGCTCTCGGCCGCGGTACGTTGTGGAATCAACAGCGGGTCCTTGGCCTTCATGCCCTGCACGGTCCGCGTGTCCTGACCGACGCCGTCGCCATCCTCAGACTTCTGGCCAGCATCTGACACGGAGTTCAGCACGCTCGCACCGAGCTTCACGCCGCGGAGCAGCAGCCAGTTCAGGTTCTCGATCTTGAGGTCAAGGTGCAGCACGTCCAGGTTCTTGCCACTGAAGATGTAGTCCAGCTCGATGAAGTTCCGTGGCAGCTTCTTGGTTGCGTGCCGCGCGTCCTTCACCTCTTGCCCGGCCTCGTTCACGTACATGAACAGCTGGGTGTCACGGCTCTGTGCTGAGGCCTGGTTGGTTGCAGTCTCGTTCAGCGCGACGTTCGGCACCAGGTACTCGACCACGTCGATGTGCACGGTGAACGAGCTGTCATCACTGGTCACGGTCACCAGGTGCTTGTAGTACTTCAGGTTCCCCTGTTGGTCCTGTTTCTTGGTGAAGTTCCCGAGCTCGGCGACCTTCGCCGTCTGGCTGAAGATCACGTCCAACACCTCGGTGATTGTGAGGTTCGGATTCACCGCGACGTACGCGTCCTTGGCAGGGCTGTTCGCGTTCGCTTGCGCCTTCTTTTGAGCCTCTGCCGCGGTGGTGGCTTTCTGAGTCTCAGCGGCAACGAGCTGCTTGAACACGGTCTCCACCGCGCTGTGCTGTGTCGGTCCGTTGAACTCGAAACCGGCCCAGCCACCCTCGGATGTTGGGTCACCGTCTCCTGGCAGTGTGATCATGTACTGGACTGGGCGACCGAAGTTCCCAACCGTGGTGTCTTTCTGCCCAGAGGTCTGTGTCACCGCGTTCAGCTCACCGTACCGCTTGAGCGACTCGGCGTTCAAGTTCTCCTCGAACGACTTCACCATCGCACCGAGCGTGTTCGCACCAGCGCCTGTGAAGTACGAGCTGGCGGTGCCGATCGAGGTCCACTTCGCATTGTACCCGGCGTTCGATGGCATGCCGATCATTGGGTGCAGGGTGCAGGCGTAGACGCCGCGCGTGTCGTTCAGATCGACTTGGATCTTGTCGAAGATTGCCGGAATCGTGACCGACTGCACGGTCTTGCTGGTGCCGTCAGCCAGGTGACCAACGAACAGGATACGCACCAGCAGCGTCATGCCGTTGAAGCTGACTTGGAGCTTGCGGTCCATCAGGTACTGCAAGAAGTTTGCGAACGAGATGCCGACGTTGTCAATCACGTTGAATGACATCGCGACCGCGGCGTTGTGCGGTGAGCGTGAGCCAGGCACCGTGAAGCCGGAGATCAGGGTGTCCATCGAGAAGTTCTCGATCGTGAACTGTGAGAACCGACGGGTGTCCAACATCAGGAACACCTTGCCGTTCGCGTTCCTCAGCCGAACTTCTCCACCCAGGGTCTTGCATGCATCGATCGCCTGAAGGCTCTCGGCTTGGGCTCGATCACTCTGGTCGGTGAAGGCACGGATGTCCTCAGTTGTACGGCACGCCAGCACGGTGTAGTGCACGCTGTGCGAGTTGAACTGGTCTAGCGGGTTCACTGTCTTCATACGATCGGCGTGATGGCTGATAGTGGAACCTCACGTGCGCTTGGGTATCCACCTTGCTTGCCGCTCAGCATGGCTTGAGCGCGAGACTTGGATGGGATGCGAATCACACGGCCAATCGTGATCTCGTTGTACGGATCTAGGATCGCATTGTACTGCGCGAGCACCCACCAGAGCTTGCTGTCACCGAGGAACGCCACGCTAATCAGATCGAGACGGCCTTCGGTGTTCGTATCAACCACGTACGTGGTGTCTGACGAGTCGAGCTTGAACACCACTCGCTCCCACCACTCGAGGGCGTTCGTGTTCACCTCGGTCTGACCACCGGCCACGTACCGTGAGTTCGCCACCAGCGTTGAGTTACGTTCAGCCATTCTTCTGCCCGTCCAATGTTCCAAGCTTGCCGTACAGCACGCGGATCTGCTTGTTCAGATCGTCACGGATCTGGAGCTGGTTGACGCTTGCGGCGAAGATCTCATTCTTCTTGATTGGATCAGTCTCGGCGGCGTACGCCGACTTGCCAACGTCGATCGCATTCGAGTACGAGGTGCTCTGCGCCTGCAACGTGTTGATCTCGTTCACGATCAAGGAGCGAGTTGCGGCTTGCGAAGCGGCTGCCTGCTCAGGTGGCTGCGCCATCGTGCTGTCACCGCTGGTCGCCTTAGCGCTGGTGTTCCCAATCGCCTCGGCAGTCTGATCTGGCGAGTTCCCGTCGCGTCGATCGTTGAACGAGGCTTGTGGTACGCCGTTCGTCACACCTTGCGCCCCGCCAACTGGCTCGGCGTTGGTTGGCGCTTCTGACTGCGCCTCGCTGAACGAGAACGCGTCGACCATGTGACCGAGGCGGAACGCCACAAGATCGAACCCGTTGAACTGCTGGGCGCTGAAGCTCTCAACCATCACGATGTTCACTTGCATCACGGTTGGGAACGGCACGAGCTGGCCGTTCTTATCGACCTCGTTGGTTGGGATCCAGTCCACGTCCTTTGGCCACACCCAGCTCAGTGAGGTGATCACCACGGGTACCGTGCCGACCAGGCCACGCCAGCCAGAGAACTGCAGCACTGGTGGTGGCGCGCCAAGCTTGCCACTTGCGGCGAACTGGATCCGTTGCTTCTCACCGAAGTACGGCATCGACCAGCCACGCAAGGTGTTCAGGTACCGCAGGTTCCGGTGTGCCTCATCACGGGTGCGGCACGTGAAGGTCGCGCTGATCTGCCACTGCGTGCTCTTGGTGCCCTTGTACTTCTGGAACTCACCTGGCATCTGGCTGATCGAGAGCGCCTCGTAGTCAATGCCACGAGTCTCCGTGACCTCTGGTGTGACGTCGAACTCGACCACACGCTCGTTCAGCGGCTCAACTGGGAAGTTCACGTCGTTCTGGATGATCGTGCTCTCGCCGTCATTGGTCGAGGCAGTGAGCTTCACCTTGTGGAACGTGTTCTGAGCGGCGCCGTCCGTGCCGGTCTCTTGCTTGATCGCGGACGCGGTGGCCGAGCTGGTTGTCGCACCAAGCGCCGCGGCCTTCAGCGCGCCGCCTTTGCCGTCGAACGACAGGAACGACTTCAGCTTCTGCTCCGCGGTGTTCAGGCCGTCGGCCAACGAGGTGCCGAACGCGCTCACCCCTTGAGCCGCGCTGGCGTACAAGGACGCGAAGCTCGGGGCGCCTTGGCTCTGGCGGTCGAACTGGCCAGTTCCACCGAACGTGTTCTGCACGGCGGTGAAGCTCTCGTTCAGCTTCACACCAACTGACGGCAGCGAGTAGTCCACCGCTTGGTTCAGCGGCAGGCTCGAGGTCAGAGTAGGCAGGCTGAACGCCGAATCAAGCAGTCCCATCGTCGTCCTTCATGGTGGCCATTGAGGCCTTGATCTTGTCGAACATCAGCTTCGCCAGCTTCGGATTCCGGGTCAGGCCGGTGATGATCGCGAACTTGTCGAGCTCGTCCTTGGAGACAGCATGGCGGGCCAGTGAGCCGCTGACCATGTGTGTCGGAATCTCGTCGTCGGTGTACTGCAACAGGTCGTCCAACGCCGCGGTCTTGTCGAGCTTGTCCAGCCCGCCAGAGGTTGAGGCCTCCGCGTCGCGATCGAGCTTGATCAGGTAGTGGTCGATCGGCTTCTCATCCGGCCCCTTGAAGTACTTGTCGAGCAACTCGAGGTACTTGTCGGCACGGTCGGAGCCAGCAGCCACCGCGATCGGTTCGAATCCTGCGGCACGAGCCGCATGAAACGCGTCCATTGCCGAGCCAGCGATCAGGAACTTCACGCCGTTCGCCTTGCCAGAGCCGGTCATGAACGACACGCGCTCCTCGCCGGTCAGCGGGTTCTTGGTCTTGTCCTCGGACGTCTTCTTGCCTTCCACCACAACGACCACCGGAACAGGGTCAAGCCGCAGTTCAGGGTTCGCACGGATGTACTTCTTCACCGCGTCAATCACCTCGTAGTGACCGATCGTCGGAGGATTGAAGCGCCCCACGACGATGGCGGCACGCTTGGTCGCTGGCTTAGAGGCGGAGGCTTGTTCGGTCATGGGCCTATTTAGGTCGGTGCAGAACACGATCGCGGGGTCACACAGATCCCGGGTTGTAGTACAATCGTGCTCAAGTCCGTGGACGCTCAACCCGGGCAGGGTGGGGTGCAACCCGTTTTCTGGTTACAATCAACCCATGCTGTCCCAACCACAAGGTTCACATGACAGCGCTAACCGAAACGACCACCAAAGAACCGAAGCCAGTCAAGGTCAAGCCCGCGAAGAAAGAACGTGCGAAGTCCACCAAGGGCCAGTACGTCACGAACGCGCAGCTCCTCGAGGAGTTTCACATCTCGAAGGCACAAGGCAAGCTGACCGACAAGATGGCCGGGTACCTGATGAAGGTAGCCGAGAAGTACTCTTACCACCCATGGTTCGCTGGGTACTCGTTCCGTGAGGACATGGTCTGCACCGCCGTCGTCAATCTCTGCGCGAACTGGCACAAGTTCAACCCCGAGAAGCAGGAGAATCCTAATCCCTTCTCGTACTATACTACCGCTTGCTATCGCAGTTTCCTCTCCTATCTCGACGCTGAACGGAAAGAACGCGACATTCGCGATGAGTTGCTGATCGAGGCAGGTGCCAACCCCTCCTTCAACTATCAGGCGCGAGGCGGATCTTCTGGTAAGACCTCGGACGACACGGCATTCGTGGGCGGCGGCTCCGAGGATTGAGGTTGGTCCTGAACACCATCTCGGGAAGAGGTGTAACGATTCCTGGTTACAATTGCTCGTAAATAGTTACACAGATATTTACTTGAGCACATGTTCGTCTACACCATCACGCACAAAACCAATGGCAAACAATACGTAGGGCTTGACACGGCCCCACTTACTGAATTGCATCGGGTGCGCTGTCACTTTGCCGCTGCGAGAGTTCTTAAGCGTGGTGGAGTCCTGAAGACCCGGAGCAAGATTGCAAATGCCATCGCCAAATATGGCGATGACTCCTTCATCATCAACATCGAAAAGACCTTCGATGATTTTGAAGCATGCAAGGACTTCGAGATTGAACTGATTGCCTGCCGCGACACAGTCAAGAACGGCTACAACATCCTGCCAGGTGGCCAAGGAATGCCTCGTGATGATGACGTGAAAGACCCAGAGGTGCTAGCCGTGTTAAGGGAGGCTAGATCAAGAGGATCAAAGACCGCAAATCGAAATAGATGGGCCAAGCAAAATGCAAGGGCTGAGATGGGGGCGTGGCTTCATACACCTGAAGTTGCCGCCAAGAAGGCTGATTCCCTCAGTCACTATTGGCAGATGCTTTCACCAGAAGACCGAGCGGCCAGATCTATAGCAAGAGCCGCCGGAAACCCCTGGCTTTATGTGTCTGGAGAGGACTCTGACACGAATCTTCGCTCATTGTTGAGGCGTCTCCCAAAGGGCAGCGTTTCACACAGAACCATCGAACAGATCGTGCGATTGGAGGGGAAGTATGAAGGGCATATTGTCATCGAGAAGCGAGCCAATTAAAATGAGGCTAGCTTGCTTTACCGACATCCACTGGGGCGCCCGCTCGAACTCTGACCAGCATCTCCAGGACTGCCTCGATTACATTGACTGGTTCTGCGCCCTCGCCATCAAGGAAAAGGCGACGCACATCGCGTTCCTGGGCGACTGGTTCGAGTCGCGAAACGCGATCAACGTTCGCACCCTGAAGTATTCGCAGGAAGGTGCCCGCCGCTTGAACGCACTCGGCTTGCCGATCTTCTTCTTGGTCGGAAACCACGATCTGTACCACCGGTCGAACCGAGAGGTGTTCAGTACTGATCCGTTCGGCGACCTCACGAATTTCGTGATGGTGAACGAGCCAATGGAGATCACCCCCGAACTATTCGCGACGCCATTCCTGTTCAAGGACGAGTACCCGAAGCTCGCCGAGCAGATCAACTCGTACAAGTACGTGCTAGGGCACTTCGAGTTCCGGAACTTCGTGGTCAGCGGTTCCGACCGACGCCTGGAACACGGGCCTGACGCATCTGCCTTCACTGGACCGAAGTACCTCTTGAGCGGCCACTTCCACATGCGGCAGCTGAACAAGAACGTGATCTACATCGGGAACACCTTCCCGACCACGTACGGTGACGCGGGCGACGACCAACGCGGCGCGGCGATTCTGCAGACCGACACCGAGGACCTGAACTTCTGGAACTACGAGAACGCCCCGCTGTTCTACAAGACTCGGCTGACACAGGTGCTTGCGGGCCAGGTTGAATTCAAGGAACGCTCACGCGTTCGGTGCTTGCTCGATGCCGACGTTGGGTACTCCGACGTGCAGGCGCTGCGCGAGGAGATGATGAGCATGTTCAAGCTCCGCGAGTTCAGCGTGGAGGAAGACGTGCAGTCCAAGCGCGACTCCATCAGCTCAGGCATGGAGCTCGAAGGCGAGCTTGACCTCTCCAGCCTGGACGCCACGGTGCGGCAGCTGATCCATGAAGGCGTGCAACCAACTCCGACGATCGATCCAGCCGTGCTGGTCGAGCTGTACGAGGAACTGAAGATCGAGACATGAGCAAGACCCTGACGACTCGACGGCTGACCATCGACCTCGACGAGATCCACAAGATTCAGATCGAGGAAGACGACGTGATCATTGTTCAAGCGGACATGAGCGCGTGGTCAGGCACGCAGCGCATGAACTGGATCGACGCGATCCAGCGCGGCTTCAAGGACGTGTTCCCCGAGAACAAGACGGTCGTGCTGGACAAGAACATCCGCATCACGATCGCAAGCCTCAAGTGACTGAACCCGTCGTGTTCGCGCACCAGCGGGCCGCCGACCTGCCATCAGATCGACCACGCAAGATCGGCTTCAGCTGCGTGTGCAGCTGGCAGCTAGTCACGATCGTCAAGCCAGGTGACAAAGCCGGCGCGTACTGCGAGAAGTGCTCGCAAGTGTACGACGTCTGGTACGACGGCAAGGTCGACTTCATGCCACTGCCGAGCGGTGCTGGCATCACACAGAAGGGCGTGCTAGGCGGCCCCACATACACAAGGATCTCTGTACAATGAGCAGCACCCTGAACTTCATCGAGCTCGCCATCCGAAACTTCCTGAGCTTCGGCAACCAGGAGACGGTGATTGACCTCGCTGAGCCTGGCACCGTGAGCATCGAGGGCCAGAACCTGGACCAAGGCGGGTCGAACGGGGCTGGCAAGACGACGCTGATCAATGCGATCTGTTACGCGCTGTACAACAAACCGTTCGACAACATCAGCTTGCAGCGCCTGATCAACAGCACGAACGCCACCAAGAGCACGCTGATGGAGGTGCGCCTGAAGTTCGAGCGAGCTGGTGACGAGTACGAGATCACCCGCATTCGTGGCGAGTTCTACACGATCAAGATCACGAAGAACGGCGATGACATCACGCCGGGCAAGGGCGTGGTCGAGTGCGACAAGCTGATCGAGTCGATCATCGGCATCTCGTACGACCTGTTCACCAAGACCATCATCTTCTCGGGGAACGCGCAAGCGTTTCTACAGCTGCCGATCGCGCAACAACGACTCCAGATCGAGGAGCTGTTCAACATCACGCTGCTGTCTGAGAAGGCCAAGATCCTGCGTGAGAACATCAAGGTCACTGAAGGCGACCTCAAGGTGCAGCAAGCGATCGTGAAGCAGCAAGAGGTCGCCCTCGAGCTGCACGAGCGACACATCAAGGAAGCGCAGGACCGCGTCGAGAACTGGGACGAGGTGCGAGCCCGCGAGATCAACAACATCAAGAACACGCTGGCGACGATCGGGGCGGTGGACTTCAAGCTCGAGCAACTGCTGCACGATGAGAAGAACGCGCTGATCCAGGAGGGGGCGTACCTGCACGCGAAGCTGGCACCCGCCCGCAAGGACAAGCAGAACCTGACCGCAGCCGTCGAGAAGCTGATGGCCGAGCACGCGCACCTCGAAGAGGCCAAGTGCCCGTACTGCACGCAGTCCTTCGCCGACGCTCCAGCCAAGCTGGCGCTGGTCGACACCGACATCGAGCTCAAGGGCGCCAAGCTCTTGGAGATCGAGGACACGGTGTACGCGCTGACGGAGAAGGAGATCGCGCAGCAAGTTCGCTTGCACGAGGTCGAGAGCCAGATCCAACACCCGAACTTCAGCTCGTTGCTCGCCGCACGAGACAACGCGTCTGTGCTGTCGTCGAAGCTGGAGACTCTCGAATCCGCGGTGAACCCGCACCTGGAGGCGCTTGAGCGACTCTGCACTGAGGCGCAGAAAGCGGTCGAGAACGACAAGGTCGACGCGTTGCGTAAGCGGCTCGAGCACCAGTCGTTCTTGCTGAAGCTGCTCGTGAACAAGGACTCGTTCCTCCGTCGTCGGATCATCAACAAGACGATCCCATTCCTGAACGATCGCATCAACACGTACACCGCAAACCTGGGCTTGCCGCACATCGTTCGGTTTGACGCTGACCTGTCTTGCACCGTGTCGGAGTTCGGCCGTGAGCTGGACTTCGGGAACCTGTCAGCTGGCGAGAAGAAGCGGGTGAACACCGGCATGGCCCTTGCCTTCCGCGACGTGCTGCACCACCTGCACGCGAAGAGCAATCTCCTGCTGATCGACGAGCTCGACGGGCAGCTCGACGGCTCTGGCATCGACGCGATCATCCGGATCCTGAAGGAGAAAGCACGTGAGGAAGAGCTTGGAATCTACGTGATCTCACATCATCCCAACGTCGCCGGAAGATTGGACAGAACAATGGTGATCGCAAAGCAGCACGGCTTCAGCACGATCACTGAAGGCTAAATACCCGATGCTGCTCAACCAGATCAAGAAACCGACTCTCCAAGAGGCCCTCGGCCTGGAATGGGTGTTTGATCTGCACGAGATCCTAAACACTCGCTTCGATGATGAGGCTTGGGAGCAGCTTGGGAACAAGCAAGTTGGCACAGCTAAGCTCGGGGAAGAAACGTTCCAGCTGTACCTGGAACCTGGAACCTTCCCAATTGACGGAATCAAGTACCGCTTTATCAACGTGGCATTCGCGAAGCTGATTGACGGAAAACCATCCGAAGATCTGCAATGGAACTCAAAGAACGCTAGCGCGGTTGTCGGCGCCATCACGCACGCGCTGCTGGACCGGGTGGCGCTGTACGACTATGACGCCGTAGTCTTTGTTGCTAACGGTGAACACGCCAAGAAGCGCATGACAATCTACAACCAGGTTGCACGTCGCAAGTGGAGCTCAGCTGGGTTGGGCGTCTGCGTTGAGAACCAGAAGGTAGAAAACGGCCTCATTACGATCTTGCTCTCAAAGGCCCTCGCCAAAGAACCTCTCGACGCGTTTTACGCGCACCTATCGAAACTCAAGAAGTGACACCATGAAGCTCCAAGAACTGAAGAACGTCATTGTGCGGGACCATACTGGAAAGCCTCTTAGGGGCCTGGCAAGAGAGATCGCCCTGCGCGCCAAGGCAGATAGGATCGCAGGCCCCGAACCAAAGATCAAGGACGAGCGGATCGGGAATGCGAAGATCGTCAAGGAAGACGCCCTCGACACCAAGTCCGCTGAGGACCTGTGGTCAGAGAACGCCGATTCCGCTGCCGAGTACCGGACTGCCGCGCAGTACCTAGTGCGACCGATCAAGGGCAGCAATCCACCGTCGTTCGAGGCCTTCGAAGTGACCGGGAACCAGCGCAAGCCGTTCGGCAAGTACAACGCTAAGGAACTGGACGGCGTGCTGTCCCCAATCCGGGCTGGCCAGACACCCGATGCCGAGGGGTTCACGGTGTACGTCGACGCTGAGTCGGTCGAGGCGTTCCAGTACGACGGCGATCCGATCAAGGTCGTGCTCGGCGATGAAGGCGGTCAACGCCTCTCAAAGGGCGACTACGTGATCCGGACGAACGACGGGAACGACTTCAAGTACAGCATCGACAAGGCATCGAGCTTCGAAGCGACGCTGAAGAAGGTGTGATCGCCGGGTCGTATCAATAGGGGATGACCCTACCAAACTGAAGACCACCATGACCATAGGAACGGCTAAATACCGTTTTATGGAGCATTCATGGCAATTGAAAAAGAGCATAAGTGGTGTGTGTACAAATGCGTGCACCCACGAGGTTTCTATTACTGGGGCAAGGGAATAACGCAGGCAGTGATGAAGGGATCCTACAAAGGATCAGGCACTAAGCTCTACGCAGCATGGGAACTCGGCGGCTATCCTAAGAGCGAATGGACAGCTACCGTAATTGAAACATTTCCAGTAGAACCGCTCAATGACAAGGGCAAGGATCCTGGAGAGGCAAAAGCCTATGCCCGAGAGAAGGAAATCATTACCTTTGAAATGCTTTCAGATCCCTTTTGCCTCAATGACACATCTGGCGGCGTTGGCGGGTGGAAGTGGCGCAAGTTGACTAAGACCAGCATCAAGAAGCGAAAAGACGCGATCAAGGCAGCAATGGCTCGCCCAGAGGTAAAGGAAAAACACACTTTTGCCATGCAGCGTATCAACAAAGACCCGGCAATTAGAGCCAAACGGGCCGCCTCCACTAAAGCATCGTGGGAAACAAGAGAAAAGTTGCCAATGCCGAAAGAAGCGCTGACTGCAAAACGGGCGAATGAAGAAGCTAGATTGCTTGAAGAATGTGAGAAAGCGCTCGCCGATCCATGCGAAATCAACGGGCTGATCTACCTTTCAGCGACGGCAAAGAAGCATAACACAAAGCCAAATAGGCTACTCGAGTACATCAGGAAAACGGGCTCAACAGTAGTTCTTGCTCCACCTCGGGCAAAGTATAGACCTACCTAGGACATCACCACTACTATGACAGAGCTACCGCGCTGGAACGTGCGGCTTGATGCCACACGCCCGCAAACCGAGTACACCGACCTGCTGATGGTCGTTGCTCACCACTTCAAGGCGTACGCCGAGGCTGAGGCCTTCCTTGGGCCGTACAACGCCCGAGAGCGTGGCAAGAAGTTCTACACCGCGCCGACCAAGGAAGCGCTGCGCGCTTCCATCCGCCAGGGCGGGATGAACGACATCTCGTACCTGGCATTGCTGAACGGGATCGTTCGGTTTTGCGAGGAAACCAAGGGAACCCGAGCCCTGCCGATCGCGCACCCGTCGACCGTGCACAGCATTCAGCTGCCTCAACCTGCGTTCGAGTTGAGCGGCACCCCGCGTGGCAGTACAATGGGCTCACATGTGCTGACGGTGCCCGGTGCCGAGCCAATCTACCTGAACGGCGTTCGCGCCCCAGAGCAGATCCGGTTCGTGATCCTGCGCCCGAAGCTGTCGAAGCTCGGAACCCCGTCAGCCAAGCTGTGGGAGGCCCTGTTGTTCAACCAGAACCACGGGTACCTGCCACAATGGACTGACTCCTCACTCAACCCGCGATGGGCGGGTGTGATGTAACGCGATGGAGACCCCTAGGGGCCTCCTTCCTTCACGCTGACGGTGAATGAACTAGGGACCTCTAACGTCCGCGTGAATCCAAAGAACGTCAGGAACGCATACCACAGGTCACGTATAAGCCTGAACAACCACATGGCTCTTACGCGCTGATTGTGATCGTGATGACATCCGGCACTTGGAGCGTTGCAGACGTCGCGTCAATTGTGAATGACTTTTCGATCGTGAGGCCGTTCTTCGACACACGTGCGGTGTATGTTGCGCCATCCGGTACAAGCGGAAAGCTTGCGCCTGGGGATGCGGTGTCAACTGACGACAGGACGAAACCATTGACATCGACTAGTTCAAACTTGAACAGGCCGTCAACCGTACCGACCGGAAACTCCTGTGGTTTTGTAGTAACTTCAATTACGACTGTTTTCGTTGCCATGATGCTTCCTTTCAGGAAATGTGTCACACGAACACCCTGCGGGGTATCGCGACGTAGTATTTAGTGGGAACATTTTCTCGCAGGCCACGGCGCAAAATCATTGATCGAATTCAACCCAGATCCAGGCGGTCCAATCAAATCACCGGAACTACAATGTGATCTCATGAATCAAACCTCAACTCAAGGAACAAAATGATCAGCCAACGAACAGCCAAGCGTCTCCGTTCGATCGCCCGCGGTATGGTGGTCGCTGCCGAAGAAAAGACCGGGAACCAGATCCCGAAGGTCGCGTACACGGCTGACAAGAAAACCGGCCAGATCCGCGTCGCGCAGGGCTGCTGGAAGGGCGCGTACAAGGCGCTCAAGAAGGGCCTGAAGAAGGACCACATGGGTTCCGCCTGGAACCAGAAGCTATCGACGGTTGAGCAACGCAAGGTGGCCGTTGCCTGATGAGCCTGCTCTCCTTTCATCGGACGAAGCACCCTGAGCCGCACAAGGAGTTCGAGCTGCACATCGGACATTGCCCGATCGGCATCTACTGGCCAACGACTGGGTTGCTCGCGTTCCTGAAGAACCCCGTTGGTCGAGGCATCGACATGGAGGCCGAGGAGATGGCCAAGATCTGCGACCAGCTGATCAAGAACTGGCCGCCGTACGGCGTGAACCGGTCGATGACACAGCTCGAGCTGGCGATTGCCTTCGCCGGGACTCGGCCAAAGGCAACTGCGAAGTGGGGTGTACAACCCGGGGTCGTTGTGATACGATAGTCTCTCCACTCAGGAGACCGCATGCCGCACCTTTCCGAGTTCTTTCGCCGTTGCCGAGCCATGAACGGCCACGCAGCCGAACGTCTCGCCCTGATCGGGGAGCTCCGCCAGCTCGAGCTGATGTTGGACCACTGGATCATCCGCACCGCGGCGACCGCTGGGTACAAGCCGAACGAGGAGTGGATCGCGGGCCGTGCCGCCTGCGTGCTCGAAATCTCCGCGTGCGTGGGAAAGCTGCAGGCGATCACCAAGAGACCCCGTGACAAAACCGTACAAGCTCAGCACGAGACAACCGATCTCACCGCATCACCCGCTGCACTGGTCGAAGTTCTGGCCTGACCTGCAGCGGCTGCATCGCGGCAAGATCGAGGCCAGGCAAGACCTCGTCCTCTGGCTGGCGAATCTGTACCACGGTACCATTCGGTGCGGCAAGCCACTCGGGTTCTGCAGCATCCAGCTCAGGCTGATGGACCTGCGCGAGTGGGTCAGGGACTACCGTCCCGCCCTCGAGTACTTCTTCGAGGTCAAGCAGCTCGGCTTCCACTTCGACGAGGAGCACACCGAGCTCAGCACCCTGATGCCACGTCGTCTGGAAGCGCACGAGCTCGGGCTGTTGAACGACTCGGTGGAGGCGATGCGGTACGAGCCTCCAACGCGACCGGACACCTCGATCGTCTCGAAGGTGTACCTTACACCAGGGCTGGATCGTGTGTCCCTGGTGTCACGTTGCCTCACGACGGGCCGTCCGGAGCTGGTGCCTCAGCTGGACTGGCTGCTCAAGCAACCGTCCGAGCTGAACTTCCACTTCATGCCGTCTGGCAAGCTCCAGCTCCGTGACACCTCCGTCTGGCCGATCAGCGGGATCGAAACCTGGCCGTCCTGGCTGCGTGAGGAGCTGTTCGGCCCGGGAATCGACCTGGACTCGGCGTACGTGCAGTTCCTGGTGCATCACCTGAAAAAGATCCACGTCGCTCGCCCTGAGCTGCTGACGATCCTGTACCCCGACTTGCTGCGCATGTTGAACGACAAGGAAGCGTTCCGACAGGCACTCTGCGAGCAGGTGCTGCAACGACCGTACAACGAGCGGTACCGTGGGGTCATCAAGGCGGTGCTGATGAGCCTGGCGAACGGCTCAAGGATCTCGCCGTCCCTGCTGCTGAACGGAAGCGGCTTCAGCCTGACCGCCCAGCAGATCCTGGAAGCGGCGCCCGAGGCCAGCGTGAACGAGCTGATCAACATTGGTGAGCGGCTCGCTGACATCAGCAAGCAGTTCAACTCGGCGCGCAAGCAGATCTGTGCGCACCTGCTCAAGCGGCTCCCGAACCGCGCGAACCTGAAGCGGGTGTTCAGCTCGTACTTCGCCTGGGAGCGAGAGGCGCGGTACGCGCTGTGGGAAGAGATTGGTCGTCAAGGCATCATGGTGCATGACGGCATCGACGGGGTGCCGCAAGCGCACCTAGACCGCGTTCCTGAGATCATGGAGCGCTTGAACCTGAGACTGACCGCATGACGAATCTTCACGATCACGCCAGGATCCTGAAAGTCGCTGAGAAAACAACGACCTTCGATGGGCCAACAACGACGGTTGTGGCCTTCCTGCGTATCACGTACACCAAATTCTCGTACAATCAAGTCAAGCAGCACGTGCGCGAGTTGTACAAATACGCCGGGGTCGTGCCAGATTACGATGGCAGTGGTGGGGACTGGGGAGATGGTGATGAGCTTGTCACGCCATCGGCAATTTCCTCTGTGATTGAGTCGCTGGAACTGCACGGTGTGAGCGCTTACCCGTGGACCCAGAACGACATGTTTAGAGGGGAACAACCATGAAAATCATTCAAAGCATCGACCTTGCCGACTGGGACCACCTGATCGAGGAGACGTACGGCCGCACGTACTGCTTCCAACAGCAGGATGACTGCAAGTCGCGTGGCATCGAGCACATCACCGTGCCGGTGGACGACCCGTACGACTTCGAGAACGACACCATCGAAGAGAAGGTGAACGGCGACGAGATGGGCGTGAGCTTCGCGGCCTGGCTGGCCCGCGATCCGAAGCAGCTGCTCGACGCGAAAGACGAGTGGGATCGAACCCGAGGGCTGGACCTGTTCTGGCGTCGGAACTTTTACCCGTCGGTCGACATGGTGATCAACGACCTGCACGCCAAAGGCCTGCTGCCGGCCGGCCAGTACCAAATTGTGATCGACTGGTAAATACCCTCGAACTCCTAAGGAACCCTCACATGAAACTCTCCAAGCTCCAAGCCATTGCCGAAGGCAAAGACAGCGTGCCACCACACCCAGGCCGCGAAGAATCGGACGCCGAACTCAAGAAAATCTGGGCGGGCTTCAGCGCTGAAACGAAGGCCGCGTTCGGCGACACACTGAAGGGCTTCATGGCGTACCGCCGTGGGAACTACACCGAGTTCTTCAGCAAGTACCACAAGTCGGCAGTCTCTGCCGCAGCTCCAGTGCTGGACATCAGCACGCAGACCTCGATCGTCGAGAAGGTGCTGCGCAAGGCCGAGGCCGCGCTCCCGCACGAGTGCCGGTACAAGTCGTTCGAGGCGCTGCAGTCCATGAAGGAAGTCGAGTGGGTCACGCAGGAGTCCTCGGATGAGCAAGGCAAGGAAGCGGCGAAGACGATCGCGAAGCTGATCAGCAAGGCCGGTGTCAAGGGCTGGACGGTCAAGGTCACGATCCGTGACAACTACCACGGTGGTGTCAAGACCAAGTGGCAAGGAAAGGCCAAGTCATGAAGCTCTCCGAGATCAAGAGCGCCGCGCCGTTCAAGCTGTACATCGCGAACGCGTACGGCGCCGGGTACGACGACAAGCCGTGCCACAAGGGCGAGCACCTGTACACCGAGGACGGCGATGACGTCGTGTTCGTCAAGGTCGCCGACGATGGCAAGAGCGTCGTGGTGACCAAGGACGGCAAGGAAGTCAAGATGTCGGCGGCCGACGTGAGCGGCAAGATCCGTGCGGCGGATGTCAAGGTCAAGCAAGGTGACAAGCTCGAAGAGGGCAAGAGCACCGTCGACGCCTGGGCCGCCGCCATGATCAAGGCGTCTGGCATCAAGATTCCGGCAGGCCCGGCGACGTCAGACACCGGCGATGGGTACTGGATCAGCAGCAAGCAGTTTGACAAGCTGATCGCCGGCCTGAAAGCCGCTGGGTACAAGCACTCGGCCGCGCGATCGGCGCACGTGTACGATCTGAAGTCCAAGAAACGCGGCATGTCGTTCGACTTCGACGATCCGAACGACAAGGACATGGTCGGCATTCGGTTCTTCGACGAGGGCATGTAACAAGCCTCGACGACCGAGAGCACCGAGCAGATCGGTGCAGCGCATACCAAAGAGGGAGCCTTAGGCTCCCTCGGTTGTTCCTGGTGAGTCCAGAGGTGCTTAGAACGTGAACGACACCGTGCTTGCCGGTCGGACGTAGTGATCGGCTGACCACATGTACGTGCCCTCGTGCTCTTCGAACTCGACGTGCTGCGTGTTCGGCGACTTCTTGATGATGTCGTACAGGTCAGTGCCGAGGTCGCCGTCATTGTCGACCTGCACATGCCAGGTACCGTCCTTGCCGGCCGACCAGGTGATCTCACCAACGCTGCACCCAGCGTGCTTCACGAACGCGGCGACCTTGCGCTTCAGCGTTTCCAGCTCCTTGGCGTTCCGTCCAGCAACATCGACCAGTTTCATACCGCACTCCAGTGGTTGATCCTGAGATTGTATCACGTGACGTGCTGAACGAGCTTGCCCTCAGGCAGGTGCTTCTTGATCGCGGCCGTGATCACGCGCCAGTTCGACAAGTCAGCGTGCAAGCCGAACACCTCGAACAGGTCGTTTCCACGGTGGATCAGCAGCGCCCCAGCCTTGCCGGCCTCGATCATGCGCTTGGCAACGTCGTCTCGCAGGATCGTGCCGTACCCGGCGGTGCCCTTAGGAAAGCGAAGCATCAGAGTTGTCTTGGACATCAGAATACCGGGAAGGTCATCTTGGAGGCGGCTTCCAAGCGTTTGTTGATGAACTCGACCGCCATGTCGCGCTCTAGCGCGCTCCAGTTCATTACGGTGTCATACGACCAGCTACCACGGCTGTAGTACGAGATCTCTTGGCCGGCCGCGATGAGCCCCTTGGCCTCGTGGTTCAGCTTGTCGATCATACTTACGATCCTGGTGTGATCACCAGTCAGGATCATTCGGTGAAAAAAGAGACGGGGTTGAGCGGGAGCTCCACCTTCATCGGTTCCTTGCAGTCCTTGCAGGTCAGGGTGACGACCTGCTCTGGGCCCCAGTCGTTCAGCTCGCCAGCGGCCTCAGTGATGCGAGTCACCTCAGGTGTGGTCAGCGTGCGGATCCACTCCTCGATGAACTTCGGATCCGTGACGTCATCGACCTGCTGAATCATGCACCGCAGGTTCGTGACAGCCAGCTCCTTGATGTCCTCGACCGTCAGGTCTTTCTTGCCTTCGGACTGGTGGAACAGCGCGATCACGTCCTCGTACTTCGTTGGCCGGGTGATCACCTTGTTCCCAGACGGCAGCGTGACCACGCGCTTCACCTCGACCAGCGTCGGATCAAGCAGCTTCATGTTGATCACCATCTGATCCAGGTCAACCACGTACGAGTGCTGCTTCGCGTGCTCACAGTCGTGCTTCACCTCGATCCGGTACTCCGAGCCGTACGTCACCAGCCGAAGGAAGAACAGCAAGGCATCGACGTCACGCCCAAAGAGCTCGGTCGGCTTCTTGATCTGTGGGATGCACTCCGCAACCACGCTGATCAGGGCCTTGCCGTTGAACAGCAAGTCCGGGTTCTTCAGGTTGATCTCGGTCAGGGCCGACATCGGGTGCACGTGAAGCTCACCCTGCTTTGCCGTCGCGTCCAACTCACCGTTCTGGTACAGGGCTCCACGTGATGGGAGCTGGAACGTCCGGCCTGGCAGGCGGAGCTTGGTGAGCAGTGGATTGGTGCTGTCGGACATGCGTCGTCTCTCTTCTAAATACCTCGATAGCCCTATTTACGACGCCCTTCAAGGGCCAAACCGGACACCGCCAGGATGGATCCAGACATCATCAAGCTCCTGCAGAGCGTGAACAAGCTCGTGGCCTCAATTCAGGCGCTGGGCGGATCGGGGTCGTCTGGTGGCGTCGGTCAAGCGATTCGTGACAAGCTCAAGGGCACGATCCAGGATCGCAAGGACAAGAGCACCGCCAAGACGTTCCAGACCATCACTGAGGACCTGAAGGACAACCGCAAGGCGGTGATCGGGCTCTCCAAGAGCATGATGGGCCTGACCAAGCGGGTGGACAAGACCTCCGACAGCTTCAGCACCCTGCAGACGCAGATGGCGAAGTTCGGCTCGATGCTGGGCATGTCGGGCGGTGGAGGCGGCGGTCGACCAAACATTCCAGGCATGTCACCGGCTCCAGGCTCGAGCGGCCCGGCACCCGGTGTGATGCGGGCGCAGAACCAGACGCTACTGCAACAGGGGCAGGGCGTCAAGCAAGTGCTAGGCACCATGCTGCAGAACGTGGCGAGCACCTCGGCCGGCCTCGGCGGCCTGGCAACCGTGATCACGCAAGTCGGCTCGGTGCTGAAGACACTGGGTGGCCAGTTCTTTGACCTCGCCCGGATCGGCTTCGGCTCGTTGGGCTCGCTCCGTGAGCTCTCGATCGACGCCTTCAAGGCGGGCATGTCGCTCAAGGAGTACACGAAGCTCATCGAGGAGAACCAGGCGTTCGCGGCTCGCACCGGCTCGCTTGAGCAGTTCGGCAAGATCATCAGCGCCAGCGACGCGCAGCTCGCTCAGATGGGTGTCTTCGGTCAAGAGGCCAAGAACCTGCAAGCCAGCCTGGCGCAGTCGAACACGATCATGGGTGTCTCGACGAACGGCGTGGCTGACGCGAACGCTCGGCAGATCGCGGTGTTTGACCAGCTGCGCAAGACGACGTCGATGACCGCTGGCGAGTTCGCGAACCTGGTGAAGACGGTAGCCGAGAGTGACCAGACCCAGCGTGAGATTCTGAGCCTCGGACCGCAAGAGAAGCAGGCCCGGATGGCGGAGCTGCTGCAGATCACCAGCACTGGTCAGCGCCTTGGCCTGACGGCGAAGGCCTCACAGGACCTGGCCGCCGCGATGATCGCGCAGCGCAAGGACACGGTCAAGAGCCGGTTCGAGCAAGCAGGCCGGATTCAGCAGCTCGCGGCGTTTGCAGGCCAGGGTGAAAAGGGTGAGCGAGCCGCTCAGCTGCTGCGCAAGGGCCGTGGCGCCAGCGCCGCCGAGGCTGAGGAGCTGCGAGGCCTGCTGGCCTCGATCGACAAGGCGTCTGAGGGAATCTACCAAGCTGGTGACTTCGCTCAGCAGAACGCGATCGACCAGATGGGCCCGGACAACGGGCAACTCGGAGCCGCTGGCGAGATCATGAAAGCGAGCCGAGCTGCGACGAACACCGCTGAGGCTGGTGCGGCAACGAACAACAAGGACTTCGGGCAGCACGTCGACAAGTTCGGCCAGGCGGTCGGTAACCTGACCGTCTTCGCCCGTGGCTTCGAACAGAGCATCGGCCCTGCCATCGCCTCCGCGATTGGTGGTGCGTTGCTGCTGGCATTCAAGGGCCCGATCGTCAGTTTGCTGGGCAAGGCGCTCGGCCTGGGTGGCGGCGCTTCTGGCGGCGTGATGCAGGGCCTGGGTAGCGCGGCGAAGTCGCTGCTTTCACCGCTCACCACCGCCCGCACAGCGATTGCCGGTTTTGGCACCGGAGTAGGTGGGTTCTTCAAGAACATCATGAGCGTGTTCAGCGAGTTCAAGGTCGCCTTGGGTGGCGGCTTGCTGGGGAACGTGATGGGCGGGGTTGCCGGGTTCTCAGAGGGTATCGTCGGCATCCTGCAAGGTGGCTGGTCGTTGGTCAAGGGCATTGGCGGCATCGTCGCGGCGTTTGGCCCGGCTGCCGGCTTGTTTGACTCGATCGTCGAGGCCTTCACCGGTGAGGTCAGCAACGCGCTGGATCCAGGCGGTGGCGTCTTCGCTCGGATCGGTGGCATGGTCACCGCGTTCTTCAGCGCGATCCCGAACATGATCATTGGCGCGATCCAGTACGTCTTTGGTGGGGCTGATGGCCCGATGGGTGAGATCGTTGGGAACCTGAAGAACGGGTTCGGTCAGGTGGCGTCCTGGATGAGCGCCTCGGTGAAGCTCTTCCTGGCCTCGATCGTGAACGGCGTTGGATCGCTGCTCTCCGTCTTCCTGCCCGACAAGTCGCCGCTGATCATGGACATGAAGAAGTGGGGCCAGCAGCTCTCCGACTCGGCTGACAAGAGCTTCGCGACGTTCGACAAGCTGGCCGATGATCACACGCAGACGCTGTCAACCGTCTCGGCGGCGAACACCAAGGCCGCTGAGAGCACTGAGAAAGCCACCAAGGCCGCCACGGTGAAGGCAACGGCCGCACAGAAGCAGTTCGACAACGTGCAGTACGGCGCGACCACAACGGCCGCCCAGGTCATTGAGGACGCCAAGACGATCATGGGGTCGGCCAAGGAAGCGACGACGATCCTGGCGACGCCACAGGTTCAGAACGCACCGACCATTGCACCGGCCACCGTAAATACACCTGACGCGCAGAACGCCGTGGATCGGCTTGCGACGCAGACAACCATCGGCGTGAACTCGACTGCTGATCTGGCTGCCTTGCTGACCCAGATCCTTGCAACCCTGAACAAGACCATGAACATCGAAGAGAACCACGCCGATCTGACTGCCATGTTGGTCGATCGATCGCGGCCTCAGGCGACCTTCACGCCAGCCGAAGTAACCGCTCGCCAGCTCCTGCACGCTGGCGGCCAATAAGGACTCATTTTGAGCGCATACTCTGGATTCTGGCGGATCGTCTCGCCTAAGACACGCAAGCAGCTGTACACCACGCTGAGCACCGACGCGTACGACCCACGGTCGACCGACATGAGCTCGATGGCGGCGGTGACGTGGTACTCGCAGGTCATGCGTGGCCCGGGTTCACGGCTCCAGACGTACAAGCAGTACGACGCGATGGACACCGACATCGACATCGCACGTTCCCTGGACATCATCGCTGAAGAGATGTCCGGCAAGGATGACAAGACTGAGCTGCCGTTCATGATCGACTGGCAGAAAGAAGACAACCAGGACGTGAGCGACGCCACTGTCGTCACGGTTCGCGCGGCGCTCCGTCAGTGGGCCACACTGCAGGACCTGAAGAAGCGGGTGTACAGCACCGCCCGTTGCCTCATCAAGTACGGCGACTGCTTCTTCCGCAAGAACTCCGACACTCGCAAGTGGCAGTACATCGACCCATCGCTGGTGGTCGGCATCGAGATCGACGAGATCGGCACCAAGGTGTCGTACCACATCAAGCGCCCGGCAACCGGCCAACAGGGCCTCGGGGCTGGTGGCTTCGCCGCCGGTCGCAATGAGTTCGTGGACATCGTGCCAGCGGCCGCCATGATTCACTTCAGCATGTGCGACGACATGGGCGACTCCGCTCCGTTCGGCGCTTCCGTGCTGCGCCCAGTGTTCCGCGTGTACCGTCAGCTCTCGATGCTGGAGGACTCGGTCATCATCTACAAGATCGTTCGTGCACCAGAGCGTCGCGTGTTCTACATCGACGTCGGTAACATGAACCAGCAGCAGGTCAAGCGGTACCTGGAATCCGTGAAGAACGAGATTCGCCAGAAGCGCGTGCCAGGCTCGCAAACGAACGGCGTCAAGGACACGGTCGACGGGCAGTACGACCCAACCTCGCTGCAAGAAGACTACTTCTTCCCAGTCACGGCATCGGGCCGGGGCTCCCGCGTTGAGACGCTGCCAGGCGGCGCCGAGGACTTCGGCACGAACCTGCTCCGTCAGTTCCAAGAGAAGATCTTCCGCGGCCTGCGCATTCCGACGTCGTACATGGGGAACTCCGCCAGTGGCGGCACTGACCCACAGACGAACGACGGCAAGGTCGGCATCGCGTACATTGAGGAACTTCGGTTCGCGAACTTCATCTCGCGCTTGCAGGACCGCCTGAACGAGATCTACGACCAAGAGTTCAAGGTGTACCTCAAGGTTGCTGGCCTCCGCATCGACGATGAGGTGTTCCAGATCAAGCTCCCAGACCCAGCGAACTTCGCGCTGTACCGTCAGGCTGCACTCGACGCTGACCTGATCAGCTCGTTCAACAACATCCAAGAGAACAAGTACCTGAGCCGGCGCCTGATCCTCAAGCGGTACCTCGGGCTTACGGACGATGAGATCCAGATGAACGAGGTGATGATCAAGGAAGAGCGGAACCTGGTTGACACCGCCGCCGTTCCAATCCTGCAGCAGTTGTACGACCCTGCCGTGTACGAGAACCGCAATCCGATCGACGCCTCGGCCGATGATCAGCAGCCAGGTGACACTGGCGGTACGGATGAGTTCGGCACCGAGCTGACTGGCCCGGATGAGTTCGGCTCCGAAGGCCCAACCTCCGACCTCGGCCCTGACGTGACTGATGAGCCGATTGGTGGCGCACCCGCTGAACCGGCCACTTCAGCGGCCCCAGCAGGTGGCGAGCCGGCGGCCGCCGAACCAGCAGCCGCGTAAATAACGGGACTGTACATCTCACAAGGAGCGCTCAATGAAGCTGCTGCAAGAATACCTGGACCCGTCGATCGCGAACCTCACCGAGTCCAAGAAAGTCGGTGGTGACCTGTACCTACACGGCATCATGATGCAAGCCGCCCTGAAGAACGGCAACGGTCGCG